ATAAACACCCAGGGCGATGCCCTGGGCTAGGAGCTTCTGCCCTTTCAGGGCGTGTGGGGCTTACTTGCGAAACTTGAGTAAATTAATATAAATGGGCGGGTTTGATTTCTTTTTAGATTATCTTTGAAAAAAGTTTCCGAAAAATTTGGTAGTTTCAAAAAAAAGCAGTACCTTTGCACTCGCTTAACAAAATTAGCAAGGATGGTTCCGTAGCTCAGTTGGATTAGAGCAACAGCCTTCTAAGCTGTGGGTCTTGGGTTCGAACCCCAACGGAATCACTAGAACGTTAAAAAACAACGAAAAAGAACAGAGTTTATCTGAAAGTAACACGGATATAACTAGCTTATTCATAGGCAGTTATATCCGTATTTTGTTTTTGGGAGTTACCTTTCGTAAAAGACAGATTACGAATAGTATTCGTTGACTGGTTTACGCTAATAAATAAGGTAACACTCTAGAAACCAAACCATTAGGCTATTTAAGATATGTTTGTGTAATTTGGGGTATGTTATCAATATGTTATCAGCCCCGTAAATTTATGTTATCAAAATGGCTGGAATAAATTTAAGTGTTATTCACAATCGCTTGAAGAGAGGAACCCCACAGAAGGAAGTTTCAGTGGAATTGTGCTTCAGTTACAAGGGACAGCGTAAGTATTTCTCTACTGGTATCAAGGTTACGCCAAATCAGTGGTCTGACAACACGAAGAAGGTTATCAAGCGTAAGGACTCTGACGAACTGAACGCTTTGCTGGAAGCTTACAGAGGCAGAGCGTGCGACATTATCGAGAAGTTAGTCAAGAAGGGGGCTTGCGAACTTGATGCCGCTATCTCCATGATGAAGGGAGAAGATGAGGAGTGCGTTTCCTTCATCGAGTATTGCGAGAAGCGAAGAAACGAGCGCAAGGTGTGCGAGCATACCAAGAAGCGTTATGATGTTTTTATCGGTTTCTTGAAGTCGTGGGGTAAGGTCAAGTCGTTCCAAGACTGCAATGTTTCTAAGATTAGAGCGATGGATGAGTTTCTTCACAAGCAGGGAAAGGCTCAGTGTACCATCTATGACTATCACAAGTATCTCAAGCTTTTCATTAACGATGCGGTCATTGATGGCTACTTGGAGCAGAATCCGTATAAGTTTCTTCCTTTTCAAATAGGAAAGGGAGAAAAGCAGTTTGTTGACTGCATTACAGAAGAGCAGTTCAATGCCATCAAGGAGCTTGATGTTGCCACTCCTCACATTCAGCAGGCAAGAGATTTATTCCTCTTCCAATGTTATACCGGACTGGCATACTCTGATCTTACGTCTTTTGATTATGCCAACTGCGAGGAGATAGGAGGAAAGATGTTCTATCATGCCAAGAGAACAAAAACCGATACGGATTTTGTTTTCCAACTCCTTACGCCTGCTGTTGACTTGTTGGAGAAGTACGATTTCAAATTGCCTAAGATTTCCAATCAGAAGTACAATGACTACTTGAAAGTGATAGGTCACATGGTCGGAGTTGACCGCCTTCATACCCACATGGGTAGAGCTACTGCCGCCACCCTCTTCTTGTCTAAGGGGATGCCTATCAATATCGTGGCTAGGGTTCTAGGTCATACAAGCTTGCGTCAGACTACAAGATACGCACGAACGCTGAGCAAGGATGTTCAGTCAGCATTCGATGCGCTCGAAGGTAAAATGTAACAATAAGCAAAAAAAGCAGAGCCTAGTGCCCTGCTTTTTTCGTGTCTATAGTATCACCCTACAAGACTCTTGCGCTCTTCGGCAATCTTGCCGTTGTTCTTCTCCAGGAGCATATCACGCAACTCCTTCGTGATGCCTTCTTGTACGAGCAGCTTGACCTTCATGTCTGCCAACTCCTTCAAGATAGCCTCGTCAGTTGGCTTGTCTTCCTTGAACATCGAGCCTGCGCCACGTAAAAGCCATTCTGCTGATACGTCTACGTATGTGGACAATATCTTGTCTACAAATTCAAGCGATGGCTCCTTTGTGCCATTCAAATAGTTGTTTGTTGCAGCCGGCTTTGCTCCTACGGCTTCTGCAAACCCTCTGTTAGACAAGCGGTAATGGTCTCTTACCTCATTGATTCTATCTCTAAGTCCATCCATTTTACCTAGTGTTTATAAATGTGTAAATAATTAAATTAACTATAAATTAATGCCTATATCCTTGGTAGTCTGCCTACAAATATATAACTTTGCACCCGTAATTCGGACAACGTTTATACGTTTCTCCATCATTTAATGTATTACATGTGCAAAGATAATAAAAAAGTATGGATAAAGTAATATTTAAACCGAAAATTTTGATAAGAAAATCAAAAATAGGTAAAATCGCTAAGTCGGTCGGCTGCTGCAATGCGGCAGTTTACAATGCAATAACATTTAGAACCAATAGCGATTTGGCAGTTGACATAAGAAACGTCGCCTGCAACAAGTATGGTGGAATCCTCGTCAAGAAGTACCCCGAACTTGTAGAAGAGTAAAGTTATAAGCCGTTGGGTTTTTAGATAAATTTTGTTTTCAAAAGTTGTTAAAGCGTTTAGCCTTCACCCTGCGTGAGTAGGGTGGAGGTTCTTAGAAAGAAGTTAGGTTCTTAGTTTTATAATATGTTTTTAGGTTATATGATTCATAGACGTTAAGTTTTAAAAAACAAAGTTTAGCATTTATGTTATCGAGCACTCCGGTTCGTGAGGATAGGAGTGTACATGGCATCTTAGCTCAGTAGGTAGAGTGCTGCAAGGAGGTTTGCAGAGGTCGGTGGTTCGAGTCCACTGGGTGCCTCATTCGTTGCGTGATATTGTTATTATTATATATAGCAACCGCAACAAGGTCATTGCCAGTAGGTAGGCATAAGTTCTTTGACATATTGGAAAAGTAAAGCCGAGAAAATTCGTTCTAAAAATAGGGGTGCAGGCGCACTTTTTGTATTTAAAGACAGTTGAATGTGATTAGCCATAATTGCAATAATGCTGCATCCCAACAGCGGTGAGCATGGCTCTCAAATTCGTGGTAGCGCACGATGCCGCTTCATCCGCCTATGGTGTAACGGAAGCACGCCCGAAAGGAAACAGATGTGTAAATCCTTAACTATTCTTATCAAATCGGGAAGATAGGTTCGACTCCTAGATGGTGGACAAAATTATTCTTTATATTTTAAATAACGAGTATGTTGCAGCGGCAACGATTGATTGTTCGTAAGAGTTAGTGTATTAAATAAGCAAAGCCCTGCTCGTCCGTGAGGATAGGCAGGGTTATCTTAAACTTCAAAACAATTAGCGTATGCTTAGATTATTCTCGACTCGGTCGTACCAAGAGCGAGTGAACGATATATACAGACAATTAGAGCGTAACGCTTGGTGTCCTCTTGAGATATTCGAGCGAAAAATACGCAAAATAAATATGCTCAACTCCCGAATCAAGAATCTGGCAGCAGACCTTGGACGAGAGGAAGGCGAGTACGAAACTTTAAATACGAAACTTTATGATGAAGAGATATAAACCCCTAAAGAGAACTCCAATCAAGAGAACTCCATGGGATAAGGCAAAGAAGGAACAGGAAAAGAAAAAGGCAAAGGCTGGACTCAGTAAAAGCAAGCTGAGAGACAAGCTTGATGCCGTCTTTTCTAAATATATCCGGCTGAAATACTCAGACGATAGAGGTAATTGCCGTTGTATCAGTTGTGGCAAGGTATTCTATTGGAAGGATATTCAAAATGGGCATTATATGTCAAGGCGATATATGCCAACCCGATTCAGCGAAGACAACTGCCGACCACAATGTGTAGCCTGCAATATCTTCAATCAAGGCAATATTCAGATGTATCGCCGTGCGCTTATCAAGCAGATTGGCGAGCAAAGAGTTGACTTGATAGAGGTTAGGGCAAGGCAAGAAACCAAGAATTGGAGCCTTTTCGAGTATCAAGCCATGATAGATTTCTATCAGAAAGAAGTAAATAAGCTTCTTGAAGAGAAACATTTAACAATATAATATATAATGAGTAACAAATTCGGTACAAAGATTAACGTAGATGCGGTTATCGGATGCCTGCCAAAGAAGGCACATGAGAACGATGCAGCCTACGATTTGTTTGTGAAAGAGAGAACGGAGATTTCTCCAAATCAACGTTGCTATATTTCACTTGGTTTCAGAATACAGCTTCCGCCTAACATGAAGCTTCAGGTCCTGCCACGCAGCGGTCAGTCGGGCAAGGGTATGATACTGAATGTTGATTACCCTTCTTGGTTAGGTGGCGGATTTATGGGTAAGGTAAGAGAGAATTGTGATTCTCTTGTCGGATTGATTGATTGCGGCTACGGCAAAGACGTAAAGGCAATAGTCAAGAATGGCAGTTTCAAGTGGAAGCATCGCCTTTTGCGATTGATGGGATTTAAGTTCTATCTTGCTTCCGGAGATCGCATTTGCCAAGGAGCCTTCACGTACGTTCCAGACATCAATCTGGTAGAAGGACCAGTAAACGGCACAAGAGAAGGTCTAGGTTCAACAGACAAGGATAAGGCTATTTAACTGTTTTCATTTTTCCCTGCCCATTTCTTGGGTAACCCGAGTGTGGGCAGGTTTTTAAAGCACAATCATGAGCAAAAAGAATATCAGACAGAATTATTTCAACAAAATCAGAAAAGTTACTGAGGACGTTGACAAGGCAGGAGAGCAAGGAAAGCATTTCCGCTGCATCCTCCTCATGGGTGATGCCAACACAAAGCAAGGCTTCTCCTTCATCCACGCATCAGATGCGGACCTACAGCAGCTTCTCCTTCATGCCATGCGACATAGCAATGCGTTCACCTACGCAGCCGCATGCGCTTTTGAAGCATACGATATGGAGCTGAGAGGAAAAGGTAAACAAGAACAAAATAACGATAACGACAATGAAACAGATTCAGTTCAAGAAGCTTAGACTTCTCAATTTTTGCGGCATTCGCAATGCTGAGTACGAGTTTGGTGATGCCCTCACCATCATCAAGGGAAAGAACGGACTAGGCAAGAGCACCATTGCAAATGCCATCCTCTACACCCTATTCGGCAAGGACATAAACGGCAATTCGCTCGACATCAAGACGTTCGACAAAGACCACAACATCATCAAGGAGATTCCTCATGAGGTGGAGCTTACGGTTAGAGTAAGCTGTATTGACAGCGAAGGAGCCTTAAATCAAGTAATCGTCTTGAAGCGCACGCTGACAGATTCATGGGATGTCGACAAGTGTACAAATACATATAAGTACTTCGTGAATGGCGAGATTTGCACCGCAAACGATTACTGCAACGTTGTGGATTCTATCTGCCCCTATGACGCATTCCGTCTCTGTTCTTCATCCAGACATTTCGTTTGCCTTTCTTGGCAGGAGCAGCGCAACAAGTTGCAGGCACTCGTCGGCAATATCACCACCGATGATATTACGCAGGGCGACGAGAAGTTTGATTTCGTGGTCGAAGCCCTCAGGAAGCAGGACATCGACAAGTACGTTCATCACCTCAAGTACTCTCGCAAGGAGGTGCAGGATCAGCTTGATTCCGTGCCTATCCGCCTTGAAGAGTTGAATAAGTCACTGCCCAAAGCGCAGGATTGGGAAGCCTTGGCTACCGAGAAGGCTCAGCTCAACGAGAAGCTTGTGGAACTCGCAAACAAGATTCAGGAGATTCGCACTGGCGGAGCCGACAAGGTGCGCCTTGATGCTATCCGCAAGAAGATAGACTTTGCCGAGAAGCGCAAGCGTAACATGGAGCAGAGCGCATTGAATCTCTTCACCGAGGTTACAACCAAGCATCAGAGCGATGTTATTAACGCCAATACAGCCGTAATGGTCGCTCAGCGCCTTGTAGATGATTTGAAGGCAGAAATGAAGGGTCTCAACGATACCAAGATTCATGCCGGACAGCAGAAGGAGGAGTGCGAGAAGCAGGCAAACGAAATCAATCAGAAGACGGATGAAGCGAATGCCAGCACTTGGGAGTGGAATGCAGAGGATGGCATCTGCCCACATTGCGGTCAGCCGCTTCCGGCAGAAGACGTGGAGCGAATCAAGAAGGAGTCTGAACAGAACTTCAACAACCGCAAGGCTAACACATTGAAGAAGCTTGATGAAGACTTTGACAAGTTGCAGGAAACCTATACCAACTTGAAAAAGATTCTTGAAGATGCCGACAAGTACATGCAGGACAACATGAACAACATGACGGCAGCACAGAAGCAGTTGAAGGAAGCCGAGTTCAAGAAGTTGGAGATTGATGCCGACAAGCCGAAGACCTATGAGCAGATTCTTGCCGAGAAGGAAGAGTATCAGCAGGTAGTGAAGGAACTTGCCGACTTGCAGGCTGAACTCGACAAGCCATCAGAGACCAGTTCGGAAGAGACCGCCAAGATGCTCACTGAACTCGAAAAGGAGCGTGAGCCTATTGGAATCCGACACAATGAGGTGCTCGAATTGCTTGGCAAAAAGGAAGCCTTCGACCGCATCACCGCTCGCATCGCAGAGATTAATGAGGATAAGTTGACCTATCAGACTCAGCTCGATGAACTTGACGAGCAGCTTGATGTGGCAAGAGAGTACAATCAGAAGGCAGGTCAGCTTCTCGAAGACCGAGTAAACGAGCATTTCCGCTTCGTGAAGTGGTCTATGTTCAAGGTCAATCTCAAAGGAGAGCGTGAAGCCACATGCGAGTGCTATCACGATGGTGTGCCATACCGCCGACTCAATACTGCTGCAAAGGTGAATGCAGGAATCGACATTGCCTACACCTTCGCCAAGTACAACGAGATTGAGGTGCCAATGCTGCTCGACGAGTGCGAGAGCGTGAACCACCCAATTTGTCGTGGCGGTCAGCAGATCAGAATGGTAGTAACCACCGATGATGAGTTGAAGTTTGAATATTCAGCCCCTACGGTTATGGAGTAAATGAAGTAGAATTTATCAAAAAATATAAATCATGGCAGAAACAGCAGTAGCAAAGCAGCCATCGCAGAAAGCGTTGGCGGTTAAGAATTTCCAGGCGGTAATGAACAATAGCTATTACCAAAGCCTGTTGCAGAACACTTTGAAGGACAACAAAGGTGCCTTCACCACCAGTTTGATGGAGTTGTTCACTTCCGACCCTCAGCTGATGCAGTGCAACCCTAATGCGCTCATGGGCGAGGCAGTAAAGGCAGCAGGATTGCGATTGCCTATCAACAAGCAGTTGGGGCAGGCATACATCGTGGTCTTCAAGAACAAAGATAAGGCAACCGGTCAGCTCGTCCCTACACCAACCCTTATCATCGGAACAAAGGGATATATCAATCTTGCTCTTCGCACCAATAAGTATATCAACATCAACAAGGGAACCGTCTATGAAGGCGAGTTCCAAGGTTTCGATAAGGTGACTGGTTCACTCGACATCAGCGGAGAGAAGATTTCCGATGTTCCAGTAGGATATTTCGCATATTTCAAGCAGAAGTCTGGCTTCGAGAAGATTATGTACATGACTATTGATGAGGTATGTAAGTTTGCCAAGACCTACGCTCCAACCGTCAAGTTCTCAAAGATTACTTGGCAGGAATTGAAAGAACTGGCTATCAAGCAATCCGTGGAAGGAGAAGGTGGAGGTCTAGGATGGTTTGCTGGCTTTCAGGACATGGCAGAAAAGACCGTCCTTCGTCAGCTTCTTTCCTCATGGGGCGAGCTTTCTGTTGATGCAGCGCAGGTTATCAATGCCGACGAGCGACCTTCTGCCATTCAGCAGCGTGACGAGGAGTTTGCCGAGGATAAGAAGGTAATCGTGGTTGATGCCGAGACAGGCGAGGTTAAGGAGCCAGCAGGAGCCAATACCCAATCCGCAGCATCTACTGCAGCAGCCGCATCAGCATCATCACATCGTAAATTGAGCTAGTATGAAGTTAATCATCATTGGTTCTTCATCGAAAGGCAATTCGTATGCCCTTCAATCAGATTCGGGAGAAATCCTGCTGATTGAAGCAGGCATACCCTTGAAAGAGGTAAAGAGAGCTATCGGGTATAAGACTAGCAAGGTAGAGGCATGCTTGTGTTCTCATCGTCATTCAGACCATGCCAAGTATATCAAGGAGTATGACAAAGCTGGAATTGTAGTTTATTCCAACGCCAATGTATCGCAGCATTTCCCTAATTGCGTAAGAACTTTGGGTTGCGAGTGTACTCATTGTTTTGGTGAATTTAGTGCCACACCTTTTTTTGTAAAGCATGATGAGGATGCACCAAATTACGGCTATCTGATTCGTCATAAGGAAATCGGCACCATCTTCTTTGCCACGGATTGCTACAATCTGAATTTCGTTATCCAAGGTTGCAATACCTATCTTGCAGAGTGCAACTATTCCGATGCAATCCTAGACAAGGCAGTGGCAGAAGGAAAGACTCCAAGAAGTCAGGCTGATCGTGTTCGCCTATCCCACATGAGTCTCGAACATGCCGTTTCGTGGTTGCAGGATTGCAAGGCAGAGCAGTCAGCCCACCAAATCATCCTCATTCATGGTTCCGTCCGTCACCTCAACCCGACCAAGGCAGTAAATAAATTCCAACAGGTCTTTGGCATACCAGTATATTATGCTCAGAAAGGACTTGAAATCAATCTAAAGTAATCAGATATGGCAGTATTCGCAAATTTGAAGCATACGCCCACCTACATGGAGGCATTGAAAGAGATAGAAACGGCAAAGGAAGCAGGCTATAGCTTGGAGATTAAGAAGTTCCATCCCATCGCCACCAACCAGCAGAAAGCCTATCTCAACTTCATCATCACCTATCTATCCGGCAAGATAGGGCAGACGTTCTTCCAGACTCTCAGCGAGATTCAGAAGAACGTGGCTCCCCACATCTTCATGACCGGTGAATACGACAAGCACGGCTATCCCAAGTTCAAGTCGCTGGGCTTGCTCAATACCGCAGAGGCATCATCCGTAATCAGAAACATCATCGACTATGCACTAAGCATAGACATCATGCTTCCCGAACAGAATGATGAACTGACAATGAAGTATTGTCAGCGAGACATTGACTCAAACAAGGGGTGGGTGTAACAACAACTTAAAACAAAAGCTTATGAAAACATTAAAGGAAATCTATGCCGAGGCAAAAAGATATGCCCCCGACAACGAAGCCTTGCGTGAAGCCTTTGTGCAAGGCGCAAGATTCATGGCAACTGGCAGGTACTACAAGGAGAAGCCGATGTTCCCGAAAGAGAACGAAGTGGAGACCGTGGATTTGCAGGTAACGGTGCCAACAGAAGACGGCATGATTATTCCAACCTTCGATGAGTTCTGGAACGCCTATGCCTACAAGAAGGGGCGCAAGAAAGCTGAAGAGAAGTGGAATAAGCTGAAGCCGAACGAGAAGGTAGCCTGCATGAAGGCGGTTCCTGCCTATGTTGAGAACACCATTATTCCAGGTTCGGCATACACTGGCACCAAGAAGCAATTCAGAATGCACCCCCTCACTTACCTCAATGGGGCAAGATGGGAAGATGAAATTTATCCAGTACAGAGTTATGAACAACAACGAGCTATCGACCTCACCGCAAAGGCAGCAAGAATCCTTGGCTCCGATTATCAAGGATAAGCCCGGCTACGTCCGCCCAGCCTCTTTCTCGGAAGCCATCTGTAAAAGCAACACCACCTTGCTAACCATTCAGAAACAGGGTGGGCTACGCTCACTAGTAGGATGGGTCAAGGGCAGACTGATAGAACTCTTCACCTTCCTCGGAGTCTTCGACATCGTTACCGAGTATCAGATTCAGATGCTCGCCACAAGAATCTGTGCCAAATACTTCTATTGGACCACCACCGAACTCGACTACGCATTTATCTCTTTCATAGATGGAAAGTATGGCAAGCTATATCAGCATAAGCATGGAGAAAACAATACTACCATCAATCCGCAGGAACTGATGAGAGCATTCAGCGCATACGAGAAAAACCTGCTGAAAGAACGTGGAAGGATAGAGGACGAGCGCAAGAAGCAGGAAGAGGCAAGGAAGGCAGCCGAAGAAGCCAAGAACCCACATGGCGTAGAAGCTTGGAAGATTTATTGCGAGAAGAACAATCTTGACCCATCCGCTCATCGCATTCATACCGTAGATATGAGCAAGCATGATGTTAATCAGGTGCTCTACAAGGATGAAGAAGAGAGAAAGGTGGCAGAAAAGAAGTTCTATCGCAAGGACCTACGTAAACAACAATAGAATAGTTAAACAGAAAAACAAAGAAATGATGAATGTAATTCAATTTGACACGATGATCGTGTTGGCATTTTTGTGGATGGCAGCAATAGCTATCATAGTCTACGACCGCATCAAGTATCGCAAGTACTACGCATCCCAAGGTAAGATGATAGTGCTTCGCATGAACAATAACTATGTAAGAGGCATACTAGCCAACAAAGGCATCAACCTCTGCCAGTGTGCCTACTACAACACCAACAATTATCTCTACACCATTGATGGCGAAAGAGTATGCGGTTTCACCGAAGGCTGCACCCATCTGATTGAAGATGCTACCAAGCATCACCAGGAAGTGATAGATTGTGGCATCAACATCAACCGCTTCGTGTATGAGATTCAGAAGCTGCAGAAAGAGTTTGGGACTACAAATAACGTGGATGGCTAAAATATGAACATCAAAGAATTAATAGGTAATACAACATCTGTCCCATCTATAGGTTTCAATCAAGTAATTAAATGTGATAACCTCCGATACTGGAGAATTAGCGAAGCTCCTTGTGGGAAGGATAAAGTAGAACTTTATATTACCTTTGAAAAAGATGGTAAACGATGTTCTTTAAATGGAACATTTAACACACTGATGGAAGCTGTTGAGTATTTCTATAACTTTCTTAAAAGAATTTGATTATGGTAGACGATAATAAAATAGAAGAAGCTGCAAACCTTCACAGATTTGAGCTTATAGCATCTATGCATGGTAGTACTCTTGGCACTCCCATGCAATGCTTTGAAGAAGTAGTTGATGCAGAAACTGACTTAATTGAAAATTCATTTATTACAGGTGCTAAGTGGGCTATCAATGAGCTTCTAAAGGATTTGCTTCATCCTGCTAGTGAAGTTCCTAGAAATGACAATGGTAAGATTCTCGCATTCTCAAAAGTGAATAGTAATGTGAAGCTCTACGATATGAACGCCATGTTAGATGAAACTGCTTGTGACACATATCAAGAAATGTGGAAAATTAGAGTTAGAGCATATACTTTTACTGATTGGGTATTCGTAGATGAATTGTTAGACTTGATTACGAAAGGAGGCAATCATGATTAAGGCAGTCACTATGTACTCTGTCATTTGTGATAGATGTGGAAAGACCTTCATTGATCAGTTTAATGACATTGTGGCTTGGTTGGACGAAGGAACAGCCAAAGAGCAGGCAATGGAAAGCGAATGGGCTGAGATAGGCGATAAGCACTACTGCCCAGACTGCTATGAGTTTGATGAAAAGTTGGATGAGTATATTCCTAAAAAGAAAGAAGATTAATATGGAAGAAGTAAAGTACATTTCAGGAGATTTGGTGATGACAAACGGAGTACCACTAGGTACAGCTAAAGATGTCGTTTACCGAGTAACATCATCAGACCCATCAAAGACTTTGGAGTTGGACGATGGAACGGTTCTGAAAGGTGTTGTCCGCTTAGAGAATATCGAAGGTGCGGAATTTGGAGATAAAGGCTATCTCTTAGGTGACTGCTGTGCTTGGGTTAAGGATATTGTTCCGATTCCTATCACTCAGAAAATTCTATGTAAGAATAAATGGGAAGTAAATGCTATTGACTATGATTATAGCATCAATGATAAGCTATACTTTCGTGCGTTCCCAGCATATAGAAAAGCAGGCTGTATTGAATTAGAAGTCTATAATAATATTGCTCCATCTGATAGCTATGACGTATGCCAAGATGATTTTTATCTTGGGGATATTTCATACGTGCATGACTTACAGCACCTTCTCTTTGGTTTAGGGCTTAACACAGAAATGGAGGTGTAGAAATGAATATAAACTTGACAATTCTCCTCGTAATAGGAGATATACTAATGTTAGCTGGAGCATACTTATTCTTACATGCAAAGGATTTTAAGTATAAGTTTCTAGGCTTTCTCCTTACGCTAATTGGTCTAGGGATTGCAAGTGTTACCCTCTACATATCCACGACACAAATGATTGTTTAACTGCCTTCGGGCATTAATAAATAGAAGTATGCTTTGGAAAGTAAAATATTCAAATATACTTGATGAAGAAAAGTTTATCTACTACCCTTACCTTGATGATATGGGGCATGTTACTGACCCTTATCTGCTTTGGTATAATGAATTTAAAACAGCAGGTAAGGATGTAGATACATATTTAGGCGCAGAAATTACGGAGTAACTAACAATCCTGCAAAGGATATAAATATAAGTAATATGAAAAAGATTATTTTGGCAGCCTTAGTCGTTGCAAGTTTGTTCGCTTCTTGCTCTAGCGAGAAGACTTTCAAAAAGAAAGATGGCTCTACGATTACAGCAAAACCTTATGGCTGGGCTAGTAAAGAAAACAAAGTAGAAGGTGTTAACTACGAGTTGAATGCTCCAGATGTTGTAGCATCTATCATCTTCGCCCCATCTGTTATCGCTCCAGTTCTACTGACAGCTTACGATGTATGGGAGCCGGTATCATATACTGAGCCATCTAAGTAACTAATCACCCTCTCCTTGGCAACAGGGAGAGGGTAAAAAGAAGAGAATATGAAAACAATAGATTGGGAGCAGCGCAGATATGAGATTGCGAAAGAACTATTTCCTTCTATGCTTAATGTAGGAGAAAAGCTTAATGCAAGTTTCGCTGCAATACTTGCCGTTAATTGCGCTGATGTTTTAATTAACAGATTGAAAAAAAGTAAATAGAGTAAAAAGAAGAGAATATGAAAGATTTTTTTGGAAAAGAAATTGTAATTGGTGATAAGGTTTTATTTTCCAATTGCAATAATGAACGTATCCTAATAGGGGATGTTATTGAAATCGGTATCACAAGGGCTAGAATAGAAGCTTTTAATGATGAAGGTGATATTACGCATCATACGAGACATGGATGGAATATGGTAATCATCAAGGAGGATAAGTAATGAGTAAAATTAAGGAATTATTAAGTCAAGCATACGGTCAGCTTGATGAATACAATAAAGGTGGTGCTACTCAGCATATCCTTCTTTGGAAGGCAATGGGCAATATTGAGGATGCACTTAAAGAATTGGAGGATTGAGTATGATAGAACCTTACGAAGGCTATACGTGTTGGAGACTTAAAGATGGGCAGTCTTGTGACTATTGCCCAGAGTACTCCAATTGCCCTGCAAATAATGATGATAATTAATAAGTAAAGTAATATGGACAAGAATCAAGCTAAAGAATTTTATCCTATCTTGCAAGCATTTGCAGAAGGAAGAGTGATTGAGTGTAGAACCAAACCAAGTGCCATAGAAGATGAGAACGTTCCGAATGAATGGGCAGAAATAAAGGTTATAGAGTTTAATGGCAATAAAGAGTATCGCATTAAGCCAAATCTAGAACCTGAGTCTGAGTACCGTCCTTTCAAGGATGCTATAGAGTGCTGGACTGAAATGCGTAAGCATAAGCCGTTTTCAATCTTGAAGGATAAAAAAGATGGACATCGGATTCAAATCCTTTCTATCTCTGATGGAATTAATTTAATTAGTTCAAGTCCAAATTCAAATTTTTGTTATGATTTTAAATACAGAATGGAGTCATGTACATTTGATGATGGGGCTCCATTTGGCGTAAAAGTGGAGGAATAGTTCAAGGCTTTACGTCTTGATGGTAAAGGATGGATAGAAGGTACTCCTATCTGCATAAATGGAAAGCCTTATGGTATAATGATTGGAGAAAAGGAAAGTCCAGACGTTGACCCTTCTACAATCTGCCAGTACACAGGGCTGACAGATTGTGAAGGCAATGAGATTTGGGAAGGTGACATGCTTTCAAATGTCACCAATGATAGTCCTGACGGAATAGTAGTGTTTAAATATGGCGCATTTTGTTTGCTCGCTAAGAATGGTCGTGACTTTTGCGTTGCACTAACATACCTTCTGAGTGAGAAAGAGTCATTAAATAGATTTAAGGTTATTGGCAATAAATTCGATAAGGAGCGTATGAAAAAACAAATAGTATTAGACGAACAAGATATTGAAGAGTTCCACGAGGATGCAAAGCATCTACGTTGGCTGTATAACAGAATGGCGTGCGAGCATGGAGAGCAAAGAAACTTAGATTACATGCACCGCTTTGCAAAGATAATTAATAAATTAGAGCTATTATAGTTATGTATAAAACAGATTTACATTCATCATTAATCTTCCTGATGCTTAAGCTTGAAGAGGCAAAGAGCAACCCGATGCAAGACAAGAACTTTGTCGTTGCATTGACGGAAGTTCTCAGATATTTCCGTGATAACGGAGAGTTGAAGAAAGCCTATGAAATCAAAAAGGATTCATTGGCAAACATGGCTAATAGCCCTTGGATGAAACTTGTAATGGGTATGCTTACCTCAAAAATGCAAGCAGACAAGGTAGATGCAGAACTTCCAGATGTTGATGCTCTGATAAAGGAAAGTACATCTGATGAGTACATCGAAAAGAAAATCAAAGATGTTCTTGGCGATGATATGGCAGACGGAAAAAACAAAGAATAGTTATGCTAGACAGAATACTTAATACCCTAGCCACGTTTGGTATCAGTGTGTTTTTCTTATCCGCAATGCTTCAAATGTTTGAGATTAAAGAAAGAAGTATTACTGCTATCATTCTTACGATATGTGTATGGCACGTTGTTGAATGGGCTATTGACAATTTAGATTAGTAAAAATATAAACAAATAATTTAGCAATGGAAGAGATTATTAAGAAAGAAACAATGACCTCGCTAGAGATAGCCGAGGTTACAGGTAAACAACATCAACATGTGTTGCGTGATATTGATGCTTTGTTAGCACAAGGAGTAGATGCGTCCAATTTTGGACAGACCTCTTATAAGGACAAGTCAAACCGAGAACAACGTTGCTACCAGCTTACCAAGAAAGGCTGTTTAATTCTCGCCAGTGGCTATGACGCTCTACTTCGAGAGAAGATTATAAATCGTTGGGAAGATCTGGAAACTGGCAATGCCACACCTCGCCACATAAACAACAAGGAAGATGAGGCAAGAGCAGGAATGGTTTGGGTTGAGGGCATGAAAAGACTGTTTAATCTAAGTAATGCTGCTACACTCAATCTAACAAAGAAAGTTGCAGCCCCATTGGGCTTGCCAGTACCAGAAGAAATTAAAAGTGATGGTGCTCTTATGTCAGCTAGAGACCTGTTGAGACAGAATAAAGCAGGAATATCATCGCAAGCTTTCAATAAGCTAGCAGAGGTGAATGGTTATCTGGAAACGCTTTATCGTACCGACTCCAAGGGAAAGCAGAAACCTTTCAAGAACATAACTCAAAAGGGATTGCAGTTCGGCGAGAATCGAAACGATGAGCACAATCTGAATGAGACACAACCGAAGTGGTATGTTGATAAATTTCAGCAACTCCTTAATATTCTCTTAGGCGAGTAACCCAAATCCTCACCCAGCTTAACAACTGGGTGGGGCAGTACAAACAAATAATTGGTAAAATAATGGAATTAAATTGTGAAACAACAACTTTGAGTTTCAGCAAGGGTATGACCAACATACCAAGTGACATGATTTCGGAAGACGGAGAGTTGATGGAATCAGTAGGATTCGTCTATCGTAACGGCGAAATGGTACCCATCCAGAAGCCAGTCTGCATCACTGGCAACACTCCAGTAGAGGGAAAGCTCGTGTATTGCCACAAGCAGGCTGATTACAGAAACCTCGTAACTTACATCGAGGACGAGAAGAGCGGAAGCTACACCTTGAAGCTATATCCAGGCTTCAAGAGTGGCAACGTAGCAGACAGATTGGTTCAGACTGTTGAACTCGGAGCCAAGCTTCTCGATGTTAAGAGCATCGGTAATACGCTGGTATGCGCAACCGATAAGGGATTGCACTATATTCTTTGTAAGGGCAAATCTTACAAGGACTTGGGAACTGAACTGCCAATTCCAAAAGTAGAGTTTTACACCGACGGAACGGTTGATAACTGGCAGAAGGATCAGGATGATTTGAAGAAAGATTCGTTCATGTGCAACCTCAAGAGTTTTGTTGATGAGAATAATCGTTATGCCTATTACGAGCCGTTTGCAGGAGACAATGTAGAAGCTTATGAACTGCACAGTACTGGTGTTGGCGCTGATCCGGATTACTATCTTACAGAGTTGTATATTACCCATACTGTAAAGCAGGACAAAGAGACCGATTTCAAAAATGCTATTGTCGGTCATGTTGAGCAGATGATTAACTGGGTGAAAGACAAGAACAAATTTGCCTTTCCATTCTTTGTGAGATTCGCCTTGAAGATGTTTGACGGAAGCTACACTCGCATTTCCAATCCTATCATCTGCTACCCTTCAATCATACGCAACTGCAAGTTCGTTCAGATGTACAAGGGGGATAAGAGCTACTACAAGGAAGAAGATAGCCCAAATGGTAGCGGTATGTATATGTATCACATCGCATATAGTGGACTTTTCTTCAAGGCATCCATCGAAAACAAGGAAAACTGGTCGGATATTATAAAGGAAATTGTGATTTTCGCAACAGACGATGTTAAGTCTTTCGAGTTGAATGGGGATTGGAAGTTCAAGGACCCTATGGATGTTAACAAGACCATATTCTACAATGGAGGTGGAACTTATCATGAAAACGTGATAGATTTCAGACATTACAATTACAGAGGTGATGGCTATCATCCTCTTGCATCAGAATGGATTATGCCTGTTTTCAAGACAGAGGATAAGATGATAAAGGAACTGCTTGAAAAGACCCAGTTCTACAAGTTGTTCTCCTTGGATATGAACTCCAAATACCTTGATGGCGAGTGGCATGATTCGTCAGTAAAAAACAAATCAGCATCCGACGTTAACATTATTGAGGATGGAACAGTCTCAAATCTAACCGAACAGGAGCAGCTAAAAGTGGATGATTACTATGGGTGGACTAGACTGGTGGCAGATAAGTTGTTCACATACAATAATAGAATCAACACCATCGGCGTGAAGCGTTATCCTTTCAATGGATTCAACTTCTTTACGGAGAATAAGACTCCTGGGAATTTCAGTTATGAGTACTACGTGCATATCGTGAATAGAAACATGGACACATGGGTGAAGTCTGAACCAAACAATAATGCTGACCCTATTTTCTTCACTGGATGGCTATATTACCCAGATGTAAATGCCAAGGAAATGATTATTCGTAGAGTTGGCGATTCGTTGGGCTGGAGAGTGCCTTTGAATCAGCATAAAATGCTAAATGGTGCTTATAGCTTTGTGAATCTGCCACATACAGACAAGAATGTTTCTATCTCAAATATAGAGGTTCCAGTCGTTGCTACAGATGGGTATGAAGATTTGAACTCGCAGATATTCACGTCTGTTGTCAACAACCCATTTGTCTTTGAGGCTTCGGGCGATAACACCGTGGGTACTGGTAAGATTTATGGCATCGTTTCAAACACCGAAGCTGTAAGCACTGGACAGTTCGGTCAATACCCATTGCTCGTTTTCACAAGTGAAGGTATTTATGGTATGAGTGTCAATGCCGAAGGATTGTACTCTAATTCTTATCCTATCTCCAGAGAGGTATGCAACAAGAACTCACCATTTGTCCCTACTGGGAATATGGTGTTCTTTACTGGCATGAAGGGCTTGATGGCAACATCGGGAGGCAGCGTTGCTTTTATGAGCAATAAAATGAGTGGCTATCAGCCAAGCGAGTTGAGAACACTTGATGATGGGGCATTGAGTAGATTCCTACGAGATTGTATGATTGCCTACGACTATAATCAGTCGTTGCTTCGCATCTATGCAAAGGGAAAGACGTATCAGTACATATATAATACGGTTGACCAGACCTTTGCAATGGATAATAGCGGAATTGAGGCGCAGACCATAGTGAACGATTACCCGGACAACTTGATTCAGGACATAGAGGGCAATGTCTATTCTCTTACCGACAAGCCTGCTGCCATTGATGATGAGAATCTCTACAGTGGTTATCTCATTACACGACCATTGAAGTTCACTGGTTCGATGATATTGAAGAGTCTCCGAGAGATTCGACACCTCAAAAAATCAGCAGATGGCAAGCTCAGTCTGGAGGTATGGGCTAGTAACAATGCCGTGAACTGGTGCAAGTTGGAGAGTGTCGGTGGTAAACCGTGGGCTTACTTCACGTTCAAGTACAACTTGTCAGACTTCAAGGCATCCGATGCCTTTACTGGTTCCTTGGTAAGAGTCCAAAAAAGAAGATCACTCATGCACGATATGGAATTTTAATGATTTCAAGGCTTTATAATATAAAAGGTGGTGTGCGTATAGCATTCCACCTTATTTTGTTTCTGTCTAAACTGTGTAGAAAAATGCACTTTGGTGATACAACCTATTGATATTTTCCCTACTTTTGCACTCAAAATAACGCTTTAACAATTTTATTTATGAAGAAATTATTATTCATTTTAGTGGCTATTGTGTCACTATGCGCATGCAGTAGCGACGATGAGAGCCGAAGTAGTTCAACAAATCAAATCCTTTATAACGGAAATGCTTATCGTATTGATAGTGTAACTTTGGGATATGGAAGGAAGATATGTATGTATAGTGGTTATTATCATCTAGTAGTACAAGACTACCAAAGTCGTTTTAGTACAGAAAAGAATTGTTTCGTTCAGAATTTAGGTAGTTCTTTTTTCGATGATACAACAAATAGCAGATTATGCGACGAGTGGTCGGGCGTAGGAAACAATTATCACTTCACGCATGATGATGGAACCGAGAGCTGGGGTGTAGTAATGGGTGAATCGTCGTACGTAGATATTCAAAAGATAGGCAATCAACATTCAATATCTATCTTATTGACTGATAATGAAAAATCAAAGCGACATACATTGAAAGCAACTTATTTAGGTCCGCTAAAAGTGGTGAAATAGTTTATAAGCCGAAGGCGGCTACTCTCTACGAGTAGCCGCCTTCTTGGAAAGATATTCAATTATATAGCCAATGGAAAATGCGTATAGATGAAGCAATCCGTTCACGTTGCTCAGCAGCATCGTGAATAATATGAACGGCATCGCTTTCCTGATCGCCTCCTTCCATCGCCCCGTCCGTCCCCAAAGAATACCAAACTGGGCGAATAGAAAACCAGACAAGCCCATCGTCGGCTCGCTGACGTACATAGGCAGGAAACTGGCAGCCACGGCTACCATGAAAGCCTTTACAGGTGTGAGTCTGTTCTTAATCTGCCAGAGAACCAGTAGGTTCACGGCAAGATGAAACACGTTGACATGGAAGAAACTGTAGATGATGTGATTCTCCAAGGGAAGTGTCGGACCGAAACCTACATGCCATGGCAGCAGAATGATGCAGAGGATGGAGATTGCAGCCTTCAATCCAAAGTCTGGCTTACTTGTTATCTCTGAAATCCTTACCATAACGCTTGCATTTATTGAAAATATACTGCACAGATACCGGTGAAAGAAAGAACTCTGGAGCAGGCTCGCTGACCAGAAACTGGCAAATGAAATGAAGCGACTGCCCGATGAACTCCTTCCGCTGAGATACCTTCTTTAGCTTCTCGAAAAGAGAATAGTACATTCGCCTTCTCGGTTCCGTCATGGCATCCACCACCGAGAAATCGCCTACCACCATTCTTCTAAGCCGCTCGAACGCCTGCTTCGGACTGACGTAGTATCTCGGGGCAGGATGAGAGGCTACCTTGATGTATGCCTCCTGCTGCGAGTGACAGGTAAGGGCTATCTCGCCGTAAACCTTCATGATGTCCTCCCTCTGCCTTGCAGTTAAGCTAAAGTTTGTCTTTGTCATACGCACACCTGTTTAATGTTTATGTTGTTGAAATACAGGTGCAAAGGTACTACTTATCTAGAAAATATCCAAATTAACAACATATTTTAAGATTTTGCACATTTTTCATTGTTTTGTGCGAGATTTTTCTTAACTTTGCACCGATTTATAAGATTTAGCATACTATTTCTAAGAAACAGCAACTAAATTTAGGCGTTTAACATAAAATTTTATTTGTATGAAACAAAAAGAAGACGATGCTCTCTCAGATGAGGAGCGAAAAATGGTTTTAAACGGCTTGGTAAGCCGCAAGATTTGGAAGTTCTACGAACTACTTTCAAAGTGGGCACCGATACCACTGATGTTGTGGCATTGGTATGGCGTATGGGACTATGGGCATTACCCTAGACCTGCAATACTTGATATAGCTAACAATGGAGGCTGTATCATCTGGATTTACTTTCTGGCATATATTTATATGCCTCTTTGCATGCTTCCAGTTAGTTTCTTCTTTAAGTACTGCTGGATATTTCGCATTCCATTCTTCTATTTCTTTGGCATCAATGCCATCCGATTGTACTATCAGCACTGGCTCATCACTCCCGAACAGCTAGAGATGCACCATGTGTTTATCATATTCACTTTAATGCTTTACGCTTATGGATTTATCAAAATCGCTTTTACACGTGGCAGATGTTGCTTACCGCATGTTGCAAAATGATGAGTGCGGCTTCTCGGAAGAGGAGGAGCAGATTGTACAGAGAAACATCATCTACTGGATGGAGAGAAGACACCACTTCGATGAGAAGCTGGGCAGAGCTTGCATCGCCAACATCTACTACTTCAAGGATGATGTTACCAAGGAGTATGCGCCTTTCTTCGATTACGAGGAAATGAAGGAAGAGTACAAGAAACAGGCATTGATGATTCCCGACTACACGATGTGGGACTTTGCCGTAACTATGAATAAGATGTTTGCCGAGAACTACGATGTGCTTGGCAAATGGTCGAGAAGTAAGGAAACCATGAAGAAAAGGGCATCAGAACTGGCTGTTAGCTTCCTCTGCGACGAGTCTACGAGCCACCCGACGGATAAAATTTGGTGGTATATGAACAGTTAGATGGAAACACGGAAGAACGTTTTGAAAAAGCCCCTATCTTTGTAGCCATTAATCAATATTAATGGTATATGACAGAAATTATTCATACATTTTTACATGAGCACCTATACATGACGGCGTTGATAATTGCCATCTGTATGGGTGCTCTTATTGTTTCTATGGGTGTAGACCTGTTCTTCGGCGTCAGGAAGGCGAAGGAGAATGGAGAGGCTACCACAAGCACCGGATTCAAGAAGACCTGCGATAAGGCAAGAAAGTATTTCTCGCCCTTCATGGCTACGGTCTGCATCGACCTGATTGCCTGCACCGTGCTTCCATTCCCGGTATTCTCAATGATCTGGTCAGGATATTGTGTGTTCTGCGAGTTCGTTAGTATCAGAGAAAAGAGTTGGCAGAAGGCTGAAATCCGAAAACAGGAGAAGACGGTAAGTATTCTGCTTGAGAACAAAGAAGATTTGGCTAGGGCTTTTGCCGAGATTATGAAAGAACAGGAAAAAGAGAAGGAGGACAAGGCATGAAGGTAACGAGAAAACAGATGTTGGAGATTCTGCCCGATACAGGAAGAGTAGATAGATACCTGCATTACATCAATGCCTGGGCTGACATTTTCGAGATTAACACGCCGTTGAGAATGGCACACTTCCTAGCTCAGGTGCTTCACGAAACCGCTGGCTTCAAGTTTATGAAGGAGCAGGGAAAGGTAAGCTATTTCTCCAAGTACGACAAGGGTAGGTTGGCTAAAATGCTTGGTAACATCCAGAAGGGCGACGGATGGAAATATCGGGGTCGCGGCTTTCTTATGCTTACCGGTAGAGCCAACTACCAGAGTTATCAAAACTCAGAGTATTGCAAGGGCGACATCATGGAGAAGCCAGAACTGCTGGAAGGGCAGAATGGTTCCGTGAAAAGCGGCATGTGGTGGTGGTTCACCCATGGGCTGAATGAACTCGCCGACAAGGATGATATTGTAAAAATCACCAAGAAAGTCAATGGCGGCTTGAACGGCATTGATGATAGAAAGAACTGGTTTCAAATATGTAAAAAGGTATTATTATGAAATGGTATAACAAAGAGGCTTGGATAAGCACGATTCTGACGATTATCGTCGGTTTTCTGATTGTTCTTCTTTTGGGCGGTTGCAAGACCAAGGAGTACATCAAGGTTCCCGAATATCACACGGAGTATGTGGTTCGGAAAGATACCGTAGCCAAGACGGATAGCGTATACGTGAAGGATTCCGTGTATGTGATGCAGAAGGGCGATACGGTGGTGATAAGCAAGATTGCCTATCGTGACCGATACAGAAACATATACAAGGTGAAGCTTGATACCATCTTCAAGCATGATTCTATTGAGGTTCCTGTTCCATGTGAGCAGCGGCTTATGACACTGGGAAGATGCTACATCGCCTTTCTTTTCATGGTGGTGGTCTGCGGAATCGGCTTCACCCTTTGGTACCACAATAAAAAGTGCTAGCGTATGGGAAAGATTAGCGAAGAACTACAGATGATTGACTCCCTCTTGATGGAGTTCCATGAGCGCATTCAGTCGGGGCGGTGCTTGACAAACAAGCAGCAGAACTCGATGATGTTGAAGTTCCTTCACCAAATCGCCAACAAGGATGAGCCTATCAACAAAACGGCTGCATGCGAGTACGTACAGGTTTCAAGGGCTACATTTGACAGACTGGTGAAGGCTGGCAAACTTCCGAAAGGAAAGAAGCGGAAGGGTAGTACTGAACTAGTCTGGTACGAAAAGGATTTAGATAAATACATTGATAAGTTAATATGATTTTACTGTTTAATTGTTAGTTATAGTAGGTTTTAGTTAGTTAGATTTATGTTGATTTAAAAACCCCACTCGGTTGTGAAACTGGGTGGGGATTGCTTTTATATCTTAGCAACGGAATGTACACCGTCGCCTCCGCTGTCTCTTCTTTCCTTCTGTTTCCACTTAGGCTTCTCCATGTCGTTGGCACTCACCCATAGACCAATCGCCGTACTCATCAGCACATCATCATGGTTTCCGTTACCCACGATATTACCAAGACTACCATCATCATGACGCTCGTAGATTCTCAGCTCATGATACATCTCCTTGTCTGGTTCATCCCAGAGCATATCATCCACAAACTGCTCCAGATTGTCAATCACCCAACCCTTGGTCAGCTTGTTAGTCTGGAATCCGTACTTGGCAAGCACATCATCGCTCACGTCTTCCGGACTTGTGGTGCGCTGATATAGGTTCTCATAGTAATCAGCAATCTCATTCAAGATACTTCCAAAGTGGTCGCCTTCCGTGTTGTTGTTCTTCTCTCGGTCGGCGGTATTGCTCTCTATCACCAGCAGGGCATCATCATAGTAATGCGCCAATGCCGCTGCCATCCATGCCAGCTTATCGTGTCGCACATGTCCACGCCATCTTGCCACCACTCTCGGTTTGCCCTTGATGGTAGGAATCATACCGAATCTGTCTATCACGGTCATGACGGTATAGTCAGATGTAGTACTCTTACCACCAATATCCACACTCACCAAGTATCTGTTCTCAACCTGCAGAACATTCGGAACCGCCCAAATCTTCAAGTCACCATCGCCATCTGTTCTGATACTAATCTTCGATTTGCTGATGGTTCCTTCGTTCTTGTTTCCGTCAATAATGATGTCAGCCGTATAGAGTGGGTCGCACTTGTATTTCTTCTGCAAATCGTCTATGCTATACGGATTGAACACCAGATTACCAGAGTTTCTGAAAGCATCCTCCTCATCCACTGGTGCCTCGGTAGCACAGAAGGAATGCGTGGTAAACTTGTTTCTGAAGTTTCTGTACCACTCTATAGCCTGAAAGCAGGCTCCCTTCTCCCACATGCGCCAAAAGAACTTGCCTGTCTCTCGGTAGCCCTTCGGGTTGGTGCTCTTGTCTCTGTTCTCCAATAGCCATCTGGCAAAGGCACGCTCATTCTTCACCTCCTCCATGTCATGCTCAATAAAGAAACAAGGAATAAAGAGGAAGGCGTAAGCATCGTTGTTCTTCGGGTCCATTGCCAGTTGGCACTTGTCATAGAAGAATCCCGAATTACCCTTACCGGTACTCTCAAACACCTCCAAGTTATCCTCCTGATTTCTGATACCACCCGAAATAGACGAAATCACACCCTCTGGATCATGCTCAGGGGTCTTCTTCCAGTATGCCACCTCCGAATAGTGGGCACAGTGGAAGTTGCTACCACGCACGGAATCGAAGTTCTCGAAAGATGCCACGGTCAGTGTACTTCTTCTGATTGCCCTCATGCCGTCAGTAACCTGAAAATCATCGGGCGAGTTCTCGTAAGGCGAGAATTGCAGTTTGGCACCGGGGCATCCGATGGTCCAGCCCGGCTGATGCTCCAAGGCTTTTCGGTACATCGCCTTAATCTTCTTAGCCGTATTCTTCTGCTGCGCAAGCACAATGGCATTCCAGCCATCCCTTCGGAAATCCTGTAGCCATTTGATGTAAAGCTGGGTCAGGGTAGAGCCTCCCCACTGGCGGGCTTTCAAGATAACAACACGTATCGCCTTCTTGTTGGTTCGCAAATCCTCGAATATCCTCAGAAGCAATCGCTGCGGATAGTTCAGCTTAAATGGAATCATGTTACCAGTCACCTTATCCTCAATCTTGTCTGTAGCATAAAGTGCAAACTCTGGGTCTTCCGTAAATCTCACCTTCATAATCTCGAAGGTAAGCACCATAATCAGCTGCTTGGTGTAGTAGCTCTTCTCGTTATACTCCTTCCTCCATACACGAATGATGTACTCCTTCAGGCTGCCTAGCTGTTTCAGTCCCCTATATAATAAGGTACGCGTACATTCCTTGGGAACCCACATCTTCGGAATCATGAAGTCGGGCAGTTCAAGCAACTCCCTATGCTCGAAATCATAGCAGTTTTCGCCTGTCCATGGGTCGTATGGTCCATAAATGTCTTCATATCGCCGTCTGTTCTCGGCTACGAGTTCGTCTATATCTATCTCTCTAACTTGTGCCATCGCCTAACTCTTTAATCTCCTCAAAATCCGCATCCATAATCTGTGGCATCGTGGTAATGTCCAAGGCGTTGTTGTCTGTCTTGGTTCTTCCCATGGCTGCCAACTGTTTGAAGTCTTCGTCAAGTCCGTGGGTCACGCTCATCTCGCTCTGCTTAGGTATCATGTGCTTGGTAAGCTGGGCATAGATGGTAACGTATGTTTTTGGATCGTATTGAGCCAACTCGTTCATACACTCCTCAAACTTCTCCTGATTCCTTGCAAGAAAGTCACGAATGTATTCTTTCTGTGCACTCTTGCTCACTGGCAGAATCTTCTTCGCCTTCTCTCGCTTGTCGTGCATAATCTCCGCTACTGTCTTGATATTGTCAAATTCTCCCATAATTCAGCCTCCTTATCCAAATGGTTTGGGCGAATGAATCAGGCTCCCAGGCTTGGTTGCGTTCGCCGCATCAATAATCTCCAGCTCCTCGTCCTCCAGCTGCTGCGCCTTATCCACGGTCAGTGGGTCCTTGCTCGTCAAGGTAAGCATAAAGTACTCATAGAGTGCGCCGGTGGAAATGTAGTTATGGATAGCCTGTACCAGTCCGTCGTATCTTGTCGCATCCCAACTGTCGGGCATTCTCAGCCAAAGTTCCTTCTCTTCCCATTCCTTCAAGGCGTTGTCTCTTACCACGCCCCTTGGTTTCATCACGTAGGCAGATAGGGTTCCTTCCACCTTTTTCAGATACTTGTCGAACCATCTATAGAATAGCGGTCGCTCCTGATCGTTCTCGCTGGTCGGGATGATTTCTTCCTGATTGGTCTGGTTGCCTCGTCTTGCCCTGCCCAGCATGTTGGTGGTTGCGTCAATGTCGTACCAGAGTTGGTTGGCATAGATGAAGATGTGCTTATCCACAAAGTAGGTGGCTGGTCGTGGCGGACGGGGCAGGAAAGGATTTGGCTCGGGCTTCCATCCTCTCTCACGGAGAATATACGTAGGGTGTAATGCGTTGAACTCCATCTTACACCTCCTTTGCTACGGTTACTTCCACCTCCACCTTCAAATCATCGCTATGCCGTGAGAAGAGGGTGACAATAGCCACGCCTGTATTCACCGGTTTTAGCGAGAAGGTATAAGGCTCTGGGCTGCGGTGAATCTCCAATACGCTCGGATCGTCGCTCCGTGCCTCAATATCATCAATGGCTCCGTTGTCGATGGAGTAGGAAAGCGTCTCCTCCTTATTCTCCAGCGCAATGGTAACCGCTCCGTCTTCCTCGCTACCATCTACCTTAGCCGTCAGATGTTTGGTATAAGGGATGGTTGGCAAGGTGGGACCACTCAATACAAAGCATCTTCTGATGCTCTTCTCATCAACGGCGAGTGATGCCTGATAGATTTCTGCCTGCTTCAAGTTGGTGGTCTTCGTCCACCACTGGAAAATCATGTAGTCTTCCACATACTTTGCCACCAGTCTGGCGAGCGTATCGGTCAGGGTTCCGTTGCATCTGCGAGAGGCATTCAGCACGAACTCCACAATATCATCATCCTTGTCGTTATAATAGATGATATTGTCGCCCACGCTCTGAGCCGTAGGTACAAGATACTCGGCAAGAAGGGTCTTCACCATTTCCAATGCCGTCTGGAAATCATGGGTCAGCAGGTTCTCATGCACCTCATCGTCGCCTGCCGCCTCGTTGAAGCCTACCTTTACGGCGTTCTCATCGGCTGCACTGTCTACCTTAGCCTTCAGGTAGGTTGTTGACTTAACAGCCTCAATCACTACCGATTTGATAATCTGGAATTTTATAATCATAGTTTATTCTTGTTTAATGGTTTCTAACTGCTACTCGTCCTCTATCGAGCCTGTCATGTCCTTCAATGTCTTCTGCGAATGAGAAGGAGGCATTTTGTCGAATACCAGCTTTATGGCAGCGTTCATGTGGTTAGTCATATCGTCGGCATACATTCTTGCCATTTCTGGACTCGTTGTACACAAAACATCGTAAGCAACCGATGCTACTACATAGCTTTTGAAATTGCTGCAGAAAGCATCAGCCTTTGCCGTACTGACCCTTGTCTTGTTGAAAATAAACTGTACGTTGTCTGTGTTGTCAACGTAGTTGTTTACCAGAGGAGACAGATTCCCGGCAAAGGTTTCCGTCGCCTCTTTCAGGTGCTGCTTCATAATGTCCTCTTCTGCCGAAGACAATGTTACACCTGCAAATAGGATGTTTCCCTGCTTATTAGAAAGCCTTTTGCCTATAATAGACAAACGCTTCTTAACTTTACTTTTAATGTCACTGTATTCTACAGTTACTGATTGAACTACTTCACTCATAACTTATGCTGGTTGATAATAATTATTGTTCAAACTCATAGCCTGTGCCACGGCATCCTGGTCGGCTCCCTGTACGATTCCGTTCTCTACCATTCCGCCGCCCTGCTGCTGGGCAATCGCCTGCTGCTGCTGATACATCTGTTCAAGCTGCTCCTGCTGCTGCTGAACGCTGGCAAGCAACTTATCGGCGTAAGGTTTGTTCACGTTCTGCAGATACTGAATCAGGTTGATGGCACCCATTCCGAGCAACTCCTTCAAATCGTCATTCTGAATGGTGTTGTATGCTGCCGTAGCTGCTGCATTCTTGATGCTGATCTTGAAGTGAATGTCTCTTGCAGAAAGTCGGTCGTAACTGTAGTTGGTCAAACCGTCCTTGTTGAATATCTTTCTGCCGTCTTCGTAATATTGCTGAATGATAGAACACTTCTTCATAGCCAGCTTCTCCGTGAATATCTCCATGTCCGACAAGATGGTATATAAAGATGTGGTGGCATTCTGGCTCTCCTGCGCATATCTTGCTGCCGAAGTTCCTGCCGAAGGAGTCTTGCCCTGCAAGGCACCGCTCACGTTGGTAACCTCCCGAATCAGATTCAGCTCTATCTGCAAGAGTTCGTTGGTTCCGATATTCACGGCGTTCGATGTAATAACCTCTGGCTTCACGTTCGGCATAGTGCGCTTAGGCGTATAGAAAATCCATTCGTCGTATTCGATGGCTTCCTCCATGAACTCCCTCGGACTCTTGCCGCCCAATACGGTGGTTGGAATCATCTTGAATCCCTTGAAGCTGCTTCTGATGCTCATGTCGTTCATCACAATCAGGCGGTTGATGTATCTCTGCTGGTCTATCACGTTCGTCATAAACGGATGAATCTCTCCGTTGATGTACGGATAGAGTTTCACGGTAAATGGGTGACTCTTGAAATCGTATGGTGATTCTCCACGACATAGAACGGTTCCATCGGGAGCCATGAATGTGTAGTACCAGTACTTATCGGCTTTCTCTTCTGATGTAATGTAGGCTCGGTCTTCTTCTGGTACGCCATATTTATCAAATTGAATCTTTCGTTTCTCGTTTTCCTTTATCAGCTTGTTAATCATCGCCGTATCGTCCGCATCAACTCTGAAATACGCATTATTTACGTTTTTGGCGATAGGGTCGAAGCACTGCAACCGTGGCTTGGTCTCCGTGGTCCACACCTCAATTACTCTATGGTAGTGCTTGCCCTTGTTGGAGAAATCAAAGCTCAGGTTGTTCAAATCCTTCTCCTCGTTAAACTCATAGCCGTAACCGCCATCGTCCATTTCATCATTGATGCCGAATATCGCATTCAGGTCGGTAACGCTCAGTCCGTATTCCCTTCGGGCAAACTTCTGGTACAAATCTTCTCTGCTCACATCATGCAGACAGCCTATCAGACTGATGTCGTTGTGGCGTGGGTCGCTTCCGCACTCAAAAAACATGTGGTCGGGTTCCATCATATCCGTCCACGCATCGGGCATTTCCAGTTCCCGGTCTTCCCAACTCTCTCTGGCGTACATCTGTCCGCCTTGCAGATAGTCCTTGATAAAGTGGTTCAGCAAATCCTGCATGCCGGTAGTCTGCCAGTTGCATTGCATTGTGGCACTCATCATGTCGCTCAGTTGTCGGGAATCATTATCTCTTGCAAAGCAGACTGGTTCCGTGCCCTGCTTGGCATAGAGACCAGTAATAGACTCCAAGATGCTTACCATGATGTTGTTGCTCATCGGGGTCTGGTTGCGCTTCTCCATATAGGTTCGCTCGCTCATCTCCTCCCAGTAGCCATGGTGATACACCCTGATGGTGTCGCTCCACTGATCACCTGTGCAATAGCGCATGGTTCTCGCTCTCGTCTCACGCACTCCGCTCAGATTATTCCAGGCGTTCCTGCATCGGGTCAGCAATTCCCAATCCTTGTTATGCTCCTGCCGTCTCTTTCGAGCCTTCACCGAGTCATACTTGCTATGGTTGGGCATCACCTTGCTAAGTGTTAATATTCTCGCTTTTGCCATATATTCTTACACATTATTATAATATAGGCGCAAAAATAGCCTTAAATCCCATTTTTTTTGCCGTGTTTCCATTCATTCCAACAACACGATGGAAACACGGAAATATTTTTGCATTATTTTCGCATCTTTGCCGAAAAGTTTCAAACAGATATATAAGTATATGACAAAAGAAGAATTAGAACAGATGAATGCAGAAGGTGGCGGCGGACAGCAGTCACAGTCAATGGAATCTGCTGAGGCTGAAACTCCACCTGTGGAGGAGCGCCCTAATCGCAAGGCTTTCTCTGACCGATTCAAGAAGCGTCATGCCGACATCGACTTCGAGGATAAGGAATCCCGATATGCGGCACTAAGCGATGATGCAGATGCACTGGGCAGATACGAGGAAAGCGGAAAGGCGTTGTCAAAGGTATTCGATAACCATAAGTGGCTGGCTGCTCTGGCTATGGACATGGAGAAGAATCCGGAAGATAACCCATTCGATGCCATGGCTCGCTTGGGTATCGACATTCGTGCCTTGCTCGACGACCCAGAGGGCGGCAAGAAACTGAGTGAGATTCTTACCGAGCACAACGAGGCGGTCACTGAACAGAATGAGGCTACCGAGAAGGTGACAGCAAACATGCGAAAGTCTATCGAACGATTGAACAAACTCTATCCAGATGAGGCTCAGGACATGTGGAAGCAGATTTACGAGATTCACGATCAGGTAGAGAGCGGCGACATTCCCGATGATGTTTGGAAGATGCTCCACAATGCCAACAACTACGACTCTGATATTTCTTCTGCTCGTGATGAGGCTGCTATGCAGGCAAGAAACGAGAAGATTCAGAATAAGGTTCGTTCATCCGCAAGCGAAGGCATCCCTCCTTCACTGTCTAGTTCGGGTGCTGGCAACAAGCCTGCAGAGAAGAAGAAAGCGGCTCCTAAGAGTGGCTTCTTCGAAGGTATCACATATTAATACTAATCAAATAAATATATGTATAAAATGAAGAAAGATTGTTTTAAGAATTTTACGAGCGGTCAGTTCATATTCAAGATGATTCTGATGCTTCTTGCCGTGGTTACTGGTGGTGGCGTTCTTGCTATGGCTGATACCGCAGAGCCAACTACTCAGATTGGTAACGAGGGTCATGAGCCATCAAGCAAGGCTGATGCAGCAACTGAGCCAGTTGACCCAGAGAAATCAGACCGATTGGCTCCAGGCGGCAGGGTAGAAGGTCAGGACTTGACTGGTACGCAGGCTTCTGCAACCCAGATTCGTAAGGGTGGACTTGCCGAAGAGGATTGGGATGCCGAAGTGGAGAAGTTTCGCCCTTTCCGTACCCCATTGCTCCAGCTTATCCGCAAGATTACAAAGACGGTTCCTTGTAATGGCTATGAGAAAAAGCATTCCCGTGTGGGTGGTGACACCCTTGATGGCAAGATTACCAATGCGATTGATGCGGTTGAGGCTGGTGGCACTATCAAGTTTACCAAGGCAAACTTCTCTGGCTCCTTGCTCCCTCTCTACAAGGGTAGTACAGTTATCGTTCCTTCTGTTCCGGGCTATGAGCCTGGTTCCAAGACCAAGGTTAGCGGTCGATTGAATCTCATGGTTATCGAGAAGACAAAGGATGAAGTTACTTTGCAGGCACTTAATGGTCCTGCTGAGACAGAGGGTACTGTTGGCGAAACACTTGACACCATGGGCTGCCCAGCCATTCCTGCCAATAGCCGAATTCTCTGTGCTTCTACCATTCTCTCCGAGAGCCAGATGAACGTTCCACCAGAGAACTATCAGCCTCGCAATGCGGAGGTTTACTTGCAGAAGCGTGCATTCTCCATCATCTTCACCGAGGAGTTCGAGAAGATCAAGAAGAAGGCTCCTCATACCGTTGCAGATATGAAGGAAGATGCGCTCACCAAGTTCTTGCTTCGTCAGGAACGCAGCTACCTCTATGGCACCAAGCGAAAGTTCCTCATGGAGACCAAGGACGGTGCTCAGGAGTACGCTTACTCTGCTGAGGGTATCATTAATCAGTTAACCAACGCTTATGGTCTCGGCGAGGTCTATACCTTCGCTGACCTCATCGCCATCGCCAAGCTCATGTTCACCGACTTCGCTGAGTCTGATGAAATGTATCTCTTCTGTGGTAAGAATGCCATCGAGCGACTGATGAAGATTGAGCTTCCTAAGGGTCGTGATGTCATGTTCTCTACCGTCAAGCAGTTCGATATTACCTTCAACCAGTTCAAGTGTAGTTATGGTACGCTCAACTTTGCTTGGGATAGCACACTCGACTACATGGATTTGGAAGACTGCATGATTGGCGCCGACTTCAAGGGTGCTCGCCACTACGTCAAGGAGAAGAACAAGGAGCGCACCAACGACTTGTCGAAGGATGCTTACGACCCACGTCTGGCTAAGCGCTACATGCACTGGGAGGCTGATTGCGTAGCTCTCCGTGGTTACAACAGTATCATTGCTGGTCCAGAGGATAAGATTTCTGCTCTCGGCGCATCGGGCGTTATCAACAGCATCGTATCTGTGAGCGCTCTTCCTAAGACTCCTCGTGATGGTATGATTGTTGCTTTGACTGCCGACTATGAGGTTACCGATGCCAGTGGCGGCGGTACCACCAAATACGAGAAGGAGAATATTTACATCTACAAGGGTGGCAAATGGGAACTCTTCTCGGGTCAGCTTGTTGCAGCCTAGTAATGAACTCAGAATAACAAGTGACCGGTTAACGCTGGTCGCCTGTTATTCAAACTAAATAATTAGCAAAATGATTAAAACGTATAGATATAACGCCAACAGAAACACGGTCAGTCACATTCTTCCGGGAAAGAACGGCGTAACCGTCCGTTACAACTTCGAGCGAGGCAACGTTATCACCAAGCAGAAGCCTGAACTTATCTTGAAGAATGAGTATGCCCAGAATCTGCTTGAAAACAGCGAACTGTTCAAACAGGGGCTTGTTACTCTTATTCACTCAGAGGAAACCTTGGAGGATAAGTTGAAGAAGGCTGCTGAGCTGGAGAAGAAACCAGCTGCAGAAACAAAAAGGGCTTCTGTCATTGAGGTAGGTTCGGTAGTAACCGCTTCCGACCTGATTGATTTCGTGAACGAGGAAGACAAACGTGAAGGTTCCCGAATGTTCAAGTCCGCAAGCAGCGCATTGGATTGGGCAACCAAGCACAACTTTGCTTTCCCAAACTACAAACCAGAGTAATATAATAAGGTGAAATGAAGATAGAAGACATCATAAAGCAGGTACGTTGGTGCATAGACGAGGAATCCAACAATACATCGGAAATCACCGATGAGAAGGATGATACGTATATGGACAACATTATCAAGTCGAAGATAAACGATGCTTTGCATTGGATCGCCATTACTGCTGCATCTTCTCCAGTCTTAGCCGACTCCAAGAAGGTGGATGCAACAACCACTTCTACGGTCAAGGTAGAGGAGTACGATACAGAAAAAGGTATCGGAATCATTACGATGCCTAGCGATACCGAGGTTATCAATATCTCCCGAGTTCGTGGCAAAGGCTGGTTCAAGGCAGTTGTCCCAGTAGAAGATACAGCCGATGAGGCTCTAATGATGTTCGATGAAAGTGCAATGGGAACCGCCGACCGACCGCAGGCTACGATCATACGAGAGAATCCTATCCGCATCCTCTTGCAGCCAAAGCCAGAAGAAGCCGTAATTTCCTTCGTGGGCGTTCCAAAGAACGTGAGCATATCATCTTCAGATACAGATGTAGCCATCCCCGACAAGCTTTCAAATGCCTTCATCTACTATCTCGCATTCCTGTTACTCTCCACCTACAACGACAACAAGGCTACCCACATGTACACGATAGCCTTGCAGCAACTAGGGGTTAGCACAAAGCAGTAGGATAGGGAATCTGTTAATTATAAACTTTAAATTATTAACTGTACAAAATGGAGTATGTATCAACGAATTATAATGAGGAAGAACTTGCATGGGTATCACCAGAGATTACCTTGCAGCGAGACATCTACTTGATGATTAAGCTCAAACGCCCCGGGAAACTTCTGATTAGGCAGGATAAGGGCGACGGAAAGAAGCCTCGTGTTCCCATCCGTGCCCACAAGAACACAGATAAGTTCTATCTTCGCCTCCAGGTTATCCCAGAGACCGTAAAGATTCAGATATTCACTTCATCAGAGCCAAAAGAAATTAAATATGCCTACATTTAGACAAGATACAAAAATTGGTGGTATGGTGCCGATGATGAAAACGGACGACATCAACGACCAAGCCATCACGAAAGACAAGATTCGTGACGGCAATGTTACGACCGAGAAGTTGGCAGAAGGTGCGGTAAGTACAGACAAGCTTCCCGATGGAGCCGTCAAGACCGAGAAGATTGCTGACGAGAACGTCACGACAAGCAAACTTGCCGATGGAGCCGTATCAACTTCAAAGATTGCTGATCAGAATGTAACCAAGGAGAAAATCGCCGACCAGTCGGTAGATAACTCCAAGCTTTCCCCTGAGGCAGTCACCTACGATAAGCTCAAAGACAAGTCTGTTATCACCGAAAAACTCAACGACCGAGCTGTAACAACGGAGAAGGTAGAGGAGAAGGCTGTCACCAATGCAAAGTTGGGCGACCAGTCTGTTGATGGCAGAGTAGTTCGTGAAGCATCCTTGGAGACAAAGCATTTCGCCAACGAGTCTGTAACTACTGAGAAAGTAGCAAGAAAGTCTATCACCAAGGAAAAACTTGCCGACAATGCAGTCGATGCTTCTCAGGTAGTAGATGGCAGCATCGGCAACGCCAAGTTGTCTCCCGATTCTGTAACTACCGAGAAAATCAAGGATGGTTCCGTCACAAACGAAAAGATAGCAGACAACACGCTTGGCATCGGAAAGTTCGACCCAGAGCTTCGCAAAACCATCCAAGCCGCCACTGGTCTCCCTGATGATTTGAATCAGATGATTCAAGATATAGACCAGTCTGTCAAGCAGCTTCACGAGAAGGACACAGACCTCCAGTCTCAGATTGACGATAAGCAGCAGCAAATCACCGCCAACGATGATGATATTTCATTGTTGCAGACTCGCAGTACTCAGATGGAGGAAGCCATCAAGGGCATTTCCGCAAGTGGTGGTGCAAGCCAAGCCTCAGCAGTAACATACGAAAACACAGAGAGCGGTCTTGATTCTGTAACAGCACAGGGAGCCATTGATGAACTTGCAAGAAAGAAATTCAACAAGGAAAATATTGCCCAAGATTTCGGTGATTCAGAGGATAAAGTAGTCTCTCAATCTGCTCTCCCCTTCCGCTACATTCAGAGTGATGAATTTATCTTTGCCAAGGTAGATGCGGAAGACAAACTTCTCTTTGGTTTTCAGTGGGATGGTACTCCTGTATTTGGTAAAACAAGTGCAGTAGAGGACAGATTACAGTCACAAGTAAATCTCTTGGCTGATAAGATTCGCAATATCTTGGGTGATGATGATACTACAAGTGCTATTGATACATTAAAGGAGTTGAAGGACTTCTTTGCTAGCATTGATAATACTCAGACTCTGACAAGCATCCTTGCAAACCTCAATAGTGTTAGCACAAAGTTAGGAGAAGACATCAAGAATCTTCAAAACACAAAAGTAGATAAAGAGGAAGGTAAGTCTCTCATTGAAGATGAAGTAAAGGAATGCTTTAGAATAATTGAGAACGAAGAGTTCCTCAAAGCTATAGTGGATTCAGAGGATAGAGTTCTGTATGGTATCTACAGAGCAACTAGCAAGCCTTATTATCCTCTCAATGAAATGTATCACGTCATTCAGAATAAGGAATACTTTGCTGCTTGGGTTACTACTGACGATAAAGTAGTACTTGGCATCAGAAGAGACGGAGAAATCATTGGTGAAATCCACGCAGTCAATGCCTTGAAGAAAGTCATCTCTCAGGTTCAATCAGACCTTACATCATTGCAGGAGAAGGTAGGTACAATAGATACCAACCTCAAAGAACTTCTCGATGTCTTTTCTTTGCAGGAGAATCCTGAGTATCTTGCAGTAGAGAAAGATGCAGATGGCAAGGTCCTTTCAGCTACTTACATTGATGGAAGCCACTATTCTCATACCTTGAAATCTGAGACTATTGACGCTAAGGTTGATAAGAAAGAAGGTAAATCTCTTATAGATACAGATGTAGCAGATGCAAACACTGCAATAGAAGACCCTGAGGGAAGAACAGAGATTACAATAGATGCAGAAGATAAGATTCTTGGCTACAGAGATTCTAAAGGTACACGTCATGAACATAAGTTTTCCGCAGAACATCTTAAACTCTCAGATGATGCAGCCAAAGAGGTTAATGAAGCTTTTAAGTCTGCTGGTATCAAGATGGAGAATCCGTCTGATTTCAGCAAGGATAGCTATATTGAATTGCCTATCCCTAGAGTTGCTGCACAAGTAAGACTTTATGCCCCTAAGTTGCCTACAACAAAGACTGATAATATTGAAGCTGAAATCGAGTATAATGACAAGGATGGTAATTATTTCCGCAAGCCAGTAATATTGAATGCACAAGGTTCATCTTCTATGTCATATTATGTCAAGAATATGGCTATAGACATTAACGATGAATCAAAAATCAAGTTTGGTGATTTCCCTGCACAAGACAGCTTTCATCTAAAGAAGTACTACATTGATGCTTTTAGAGGTCAGTGTATAGTTGGGTATCATCTTATTGAGCAGATGTATATGACTCGTCCTTATGGAGAAAGAAGACCTTGGGATTATTTGAATACAAATAATAGTGTTGAAAATGGAACAGGTAGTATTTCAAAGGATTTCGATAATTGCTCCAAGTCTCACCCTGATGGTTTCCCTATAAGAATCATTTGGGTAAATTCATCTACAAAGGAAGAAACTGTCATGGGTGTTTATGCCTGGAACTTGAAGAAGAGTAGAGAGGTTTACAATGTAGATAAGAAAAAGGCGGAGAATATAATCTTGGATGGAGAAATCAATTCTTCCAGTTTGTTTGGTGGTACTGTTGATTGGACTAAGTTTGAAATCAGAAATCCAAAGTCATTATTGGACATTAATGGGAATAAATATGATGGTGACAACCCAAAGGAACTTTCTGATACAGATTCATTAAGTAAAAAAGTAAAAGATTACATTATTCGCCTATCAGGAGCAATGGCTGACTTGAAGACTAATAATAATAAAGAAACATTTGAAAAATACTTCAATGTACCTTTCTTTATTGATTACTTCTTGCAGAGTCAAGTTACATATAATGCAGACGGATTCAATAAAAACTGGATATGGGGCACTCTTAATGGGCAAAAATGGAATCCAAACATCTATGATGAAGACGCAATATTTGGTCTTAATGCTGCCACTGGTGCTTACATTATAAAGAATAGTGACCAACAGAAAATTCTTGGCTTGTCAGCCGATTTACCAACCTATTATCTTTCACAATTATATGAAACAGAAATAAAAGAAAGGTACAAAGAGTTAAGGGATGCTGGAGTGTTTACAGTAGGTAATATTGTAGGCTTGTTGGAATCTTGGCTTAACAGAATTGGATATGACAACTTAAAGGAAGATTTGTCAATTTACAAGGAAACCCCATCTTATAGAGATGGTAACTTGAATGATGGTTGGGAAATTGTAGGTTGGGCAAATCAAAAGGATACTTATGTCAACGAAAAAACCTACAACAAAGATGATACTTGTATTTATTATAGGTGGAGTTTTAAAGCGACAAAGACAATTACGGGTATTCCTCCAACATCAACCATTTATGAACATGGTCCAGTAAACATTATGGGATTTTACAATTCTATTGGTCGTGTAAAAAGATGGCTTGTGAATAGAATTAATTTTTTGGATAGTAATTATAAGTATAACATATAAAACATTTGAATTATGGGAAATTGTTTAGTAACCAAATTGTCTGGAGTAACAGGCAATGTTTTACTCCCTAAGTTGGGAGAACTTTCTTTACAGATTAAACCAATCGACTCACCAAGTGAAAAGAGTCAAAAAATATCACTTATCTTTAATGCAGCTAGTGATTTGAGAGTAGTAGGTGGCTCATTTGTGGATAGTGCTCTTTCAACTGATAAGGGAGCAAATATGCATGTAGATGGCGGTATTGCTGATATTTATTTGAAGAATATAGCTTCAAATCTATTTATTGGCAACAAGTATGCATTGACACAGATTTCTATAGATAGAGCTGCTGAAGGTTTTTCTTTTGACCTTTCACAACTTAAATATAGCAAGGATATGAAAGTGTTGTTGCTAGGTTCTGCAAAGGTTGATAATATTTCTGAGGTTTCCAATTTTAAGAAACTCACAGATTTGACCTGTTTTAGCTGCAATGACATACTCGACATCAGCAACATTAAAGATTTGCCACTCATAAACATTGGATTTGGCGGCAACAAGAATATTACGGGTGACATAGCTAATTTTCCTGCTACAGCACTAAATATCACTATTAATGATACAGATATTTATGGAAATTACGAGTCTGTTTTGGGACGCAAATTAACTTCTTTAGCTAGTATATTCCGAGGCACTAGAGTAGGAGGTGACTTGTCAAAAATGCCATCTACGGAAACTCATATAAATGCTAGTAAGAATCCATCTGTATTTAGTTGGAAGACTGAGCGTGATAATTTTTATAAGATTGTATCTCTTGAAGGTGCTGTTAACTTTGGCGATGATTTGGATGCCATGCTGATAAATCAAGCGAAGTGTCAGATTGGTTTTGTTAGTTCTGATGAATCATACAAAAAGTTAATCAGTTGTTTGGGCAACCGAACATCAGCCTCAGACTCTGCCATCCAAACCTTGAAGGGTAAGGGGTATAATGTATATGTGAATAATGTACAGATGTAGAGTATAACTTTCGGTAGAGTAGTAAAAGACAGATAAAGACAAAGAAGGTGTGTCATGTAATTATGGCACACCCTCTTTTCTTATGTAGCAAGCCTGCACCAACCCTCCAAGCAAATAGCAAGCCTCCTCCCCATACATATTTATCAAAAACTGTTCAGAAATATGCTGAACCACATGCAGCATTTCGTGGCTGAGGCTATTCATATACTCAGCCCTCGAACTAACCCACCCAATCACCACCACGGTTTTTCTTATATCAACATTAGAATAGGTTATCCCTTTGTTGGCTTCACCTTCGAGCACGAGATTACAGGCATCTTCGAGAGGAATGCCGCTGCATCCCAAATCCCGAAGATACCTTCTAACCTTCATGGCATCATTAGAACGAACATCATACATCACATGTACCGTCCAGTCATACCTTTCCAAGTAAATCTCCTGCTCAGTCATTCAACTAATCAATAATCATCAACAATTAATCACTAAAGAATCTCCTCCCAAGGAATACCCACACCATTAAACGATGTATCAGCATAGAACCTATTGAAAATGAAACCATCCTGCTGATCCTCATCATCCACGTAGTCCTTGATGAACTGAGCCATCTGTTTCTCCTCCGTGATAGACGAGCCGTAGAAATCAGCCAAGCACATGTGTGCGATGTAAACCGCATCATAGCCCACATTATTCTCCAGCACGATATTGTTCTTCTTCAAGATGTCCTCAATATCATCCTTGCTCATCATGCGGATAGGCTTACCATTCTTCCGCATCTGCTTCACTGCCCACTCACACATCTTCTTATTGAAGTGCCAACCGTTGTATCTCAGGTAAGCCCTCATTTCTTCCGGCTGATAATCGTAGGCGTTCAAAGATTGTCTGTATTTTGTTCCCATAATCTCAATCGTTTAAAATGAAAAGAGTGAAGAGGAAAAGCAAATGATTTTTTCACTCTTCGTTCTTCACTCTTCACTTAATTAGTAATCTTCTCCGTAATCACTTCTGTAATCACGTCCACGGTCTTCACGTTGGCGCATGTCGTCGTACTCCTCATGCTCTCGCATACCACTTCTGCCTCCACGACCTCTATAATCGGGCATGCGGTTGCGCTCGCCGTATCGGTCACGTCTGCCATCACGCTTCATTTCGCCCAGGCAGTTCATAGCCTTATCCAAGTAGCGCAAGCCCTTCTCCACGTTCTCATACAAGCCATCAAACTTGTCTTCTGTAATCTCAACCATTATCATAATCATAAGATTTTAAAAGTGAATAGATAGGGTAGGAGATTACTTGCTTGCCACCTGTTCGAGCAATCCCATCATCCTGTCAAGCTTGCCCTCCATACCAGAAACCTTGCCTTCCAGCTTGGAAATCTTCTCAGCCTGTTCCTTCTCCTTGGCTATCTGGGGGTTGAGCTGCAGTAGCATTCCCTCACAAGAATCAACGACCCTCTTGTGGTAATCTACGCTCTCCAGTATCGCCTTGGATTGTCTCAGCATCGTATCGACCTCCGCACTCATGGCTTCCTTGTTGTCGCTCACCACAAGATTCTTGTCGTTAGCTATCTGTCCGTTGGCAGGTAGCTGCTTGAAATCCACCTCCTCATCGTTCAGCTTCACCTTCACATCAACCACAGTCTCCATAGGCTGAGGCGTGAAGCCATTGTTAAAGGTAGGGTATTTCGTCTGAGGGTTGCTCACCGAAACAACCTGACCGATCTTCAAGTTCGGGTTCTCGCCCTTGTCGAGCACATAGAATAAAGAATTTGTTCGTAGTCCTTGAAACATAATGTAATCTCCTATTATCTATTCTGTTGTTAAACAATACCCGTCATCAGTTGAAGGGTGTTAGTGTCTCTCTCAAACCAGAGCTGAACCACTCCAGTTCCCGGCACGTCTGCAACCGTCAAAGCATCACCGTTGAATTTGGTTACAGCTTGGGTTGCGCCGTTGGTCTCGAAAAGGATAGACAGCGTACCAGTCGTTCCTGTCGGAATAGCCTGCATCAGATTTACGAAAATCGTTCCTCTGTAGTTGGCATTCACGAAGGCGTGGTTTTTAAAGGTGAACACCACATTGGCAGTATTCACCTTCACGCCAGTAGAAGCGATAGCCGCCGAACCGTTACGATTCACCCAAGTAAAAGGTCTTAACCATAACATAGCAGCCTCCTTTCTTTAACCCCAGAATCCTGCACCGTTGGCAGCATTCAAACCATACTGATAAGCAACGCAGTTAGGAACCGCAGTGAAAGGGCTGTAAGGAGTAGTCACCGTCTCAGGCAACTTGCACTTGATGCTAGCCACCTCGTTCTGCAGACCAGCCAATACCTGATTGATAGGTGCTACAGCCTGACCCACGATTTGTGAAGTCATTGCGGAAGCCTTGAAGGTACTGTTCTCCTCACGCAGCGAATCAATCTTATTCTGCATCTCACGCATCTCCTGCTGCTTCTGTCCGTTGACGATGGTAAGAGTGCTTTCCTTGATGGCATTTTTTAACTCACAAGACTGGTCCTTGGTAGCATAGGCAAGGGAAGAAGCCGCACGCTCCTGACCTACTGCCACGTTGTTGATGGCATTCTGCAAGGTGCCAGTCTGCTGACACATCGCCAACTTGATATTGCCGTCCATGGCGGTAATGTTGTTGTTGGTCTTGCAGCAGCATTCTGCCAACTGGGTAGCGATAGCGTTGTTACCCTGCATGATGGCGGTCAATACCTGATTAGCTGTCATACCCATCTGGTTGCCGACACCGCAAATCTCCTTGCTTACACCGTTGATGGCAGCGATAACGTTACCAGTAGTGGTGTTGAGAGCAGTAGCAAGCGACTGAACATCGTAGCCATTGCGCTGAACAGCCTGCATGATAACAGCCGTATTGGCATCATTGTTAATCATAGGAGCAACACCGCCCTGTCCGTTAGGCATGAAGCCGCCACCATTGGCACCACCGAAGAAGTTGCCTCTACCCATGATGATGAAGAGAAGCAGGATGGCAAACAAATCATTGCCCCATCCGCCACCATTGCCCTTGCCGTTGCAGAGAGCAAACAGACTTGGATCTACACCCTGTCGCTGCATAAGTGCTGGGAGCATAGCGAGAATGCTATTGAAACCGCCGCCCTGGCTGGTTCCGTTCTCCCCGAATACGTAAGTTTTTGACTCACTCATAATAAAATAATTTATCCGTTTCGTCCACTATTGAACTTGGTGCAAAGTTACAAAGAAGTTGATGCTCTGCCTAACTATGCTCAAAATTAAATTTTCGCCCTCCAAGCCACTGTTCCTCAGTATTTTATGCTGAGTCATTTTCTGCTCATTTATTTAGTAAAAGTCTAAACTGCAAAGAAATCCCCCCAAAACTGATACAATCTATCAATATTTTCACTATCTTTGCACAAAAAATATAGCGTATGGAAACAATTATCTTGGTTATTATATTTGCAGTCCTATTCATTTTTGCCTGTCGGTCATTATATCGTATATGTACAGTGGGTAAAACAGGCAATAGTGCATTTGTTTACAAGAAAGACATTTATGATGCGCAGTTTGCTCCCAAAATAAGAAGGATTCATATTCGTTTATTAGCAATATTAGTATTCGGAATGGTTCTTGTTGTTGCGTATAATTTTATGCCAACCCAATTAGGTGATTATGTTTTCATTGAAAGAGATATGCCTAATCACAAGCAAACTATTCATTCAAATAGTTCATGCCCTCTAATCAAGAAAGGGTATAGCGTAAATGAAGTGAAGTTTTATACTTATACTCCTTACTTTGATTGTTTCTGCTCTAGATGCTTTTATGAATCAGATGCGATAAAGCTGACAAAGGGAGAAAACAAAATGTCTCATACAAAGGCATTAGGATTATAAAAAAGAGAGGAGTGAGCCTTGCGCCCACTCCTTTCTCTCTATATTAATTCAGCTTATCCAAATCATCCACCGCTTCCATCATAATTCTATCAATATTCTGATTGGCAAAATTGATGGATTCCGTATCAGAAGATTTATCCCTAAGCTTCTTCCACTGCTTCATCTGCTTCTCAGCCAGTTCAATCACCCTAACCTTGGCAGCATCCTTGGAGTTCTGGAATCTGTAGTAATCAGAATAATTACTGATTCTCTTCTCAATCGGAACGTTCTTCGATTTCAGTCTATCTACGTTCGCAATCATCTTCTCCATTTCGTCCTTGTAGTTATACCACTTGCTCTTGGTTCGCTGCAAACTGCTCTGCTCGCTCGGCGTATAAAGCAACGAACGGAGGAAAGGAATATCCTTGGTTTCCGTATCTTTGCCATGCTTCACAACACCGATGGCACGCTCGGTAAAGGTAGCAGCACCACCGCCAAGACCACCGATATAATGATTCAGCATGCTCGGATTCGTCACCATATCCAGGAAACTGTTGCCCAGCATATCCTCATTACCCTTGGCAACCTCATTCGTCTGCGCATTCACAAACTTATTCAAAGCCATATAGCCGTCTGGCGTACCCTTGTAAGCCCTCTGCCAAGCAGGAACGTCCTCATTCCAGTCGCCACGTCTTTCAATCGGCGCACCCTTCCAATCGGTATTTAACTCCCATTCCACGAAAGGAGATAGGGCAGAAGGAGCAATCGCCTTGATCGTCTCGTTCAATGGCTCCTTGCCAGCCGAAGAGTTACCCAGATAGTCCATCACCGGCACAAGCTGCGACATGCAGCCCATGGCATCAAAGTAAGGATTCTTCTGTCCGCTCACGTTAGGCGAGAAAGTCAAGCCAGCCGCCAAGTCACCCAATCCATAGAACGCTTTCAACTCGATGGCAAGCGGAATCGTTACAAACTCACCGCCGCCCTTATAGATGCAGAGGTTGTTTCTTCTCACGTAGTCAGGCAGCTCGCCGTATGGGTCCTTCACTCCCTTTCTGTCCTTTTCGTCCTCACTCGCAATCAGTACGTTGTTACCAAGTGCAGCAAGCGCACCAAGGGCAAAAGGAATGGCAAGCATGTTGATAGAAGTGCCCACAGGGTGATTCTTCAAGTTCTTCACAAGCAGGTTCGTACTCTGAATACCGGCATTGAAGAACATGGAACAGTGTCTCAGATAGCTAGCCGTAAAACCATACACCCATCTTTCAGCAGCCTTGGCTCCAGTCATTTCACCGTTCTTGAAACTGCTGATAGCATCACCGCTACCATGGCGATTGAAGTTGGTAGATACCTCCTTCGCATCATAAACCGAACGGATGATAGAGCGGTTACTGTCTCGGCTCGTACAGTAGGTAGCGAATCGGGCGATATTCTCAGCCACCTCGTTCACATTCTCCAGATTACCGAAGAAGAAGTCACGCAAGGCAGCACCGCCCTTGCCAAGCTTGCTGCGCTCAGTACTAACGTCCTTCTTATACTCCTTGGTCCAGTCCTTCATATTCTTAATCTGAACCCAGCCAGTTTCGCCGCCGTTCTCCATGAACTCCTTGAAATACCGCTCAACCTTGTTGCTCGTATCAAGCGTACCGTTGCGATACTTGGCAAACAAGCCCAAGCCTGTAGAACCGCTGAAATCCTTCAAACTGATGTTCGATGCACCCTTATACAAGCCTAACTGCGCATAGTACTTCGCCCAGAGCGCACCATATCTTGCACCCTCCTTGGAAGTCACGTTGCTCGATGCAAACTCCGCATCACGCATAATGTTTCGCATCACGAACTCAGGGTTATAAGATGTACACAACTGCGCCATCATTCTTGATATAGAACTCAATGGCTTCATGATACCCTTGGCACCCGAGTTCTCCAGCAACCCATTCAACGCCTGCGCTGCTCTAGGATTTCCGTTAATAATGAACGCATGAGTCCTTCCGGCAATCTTCACATCTACAATGTGCTGCGATTTGTTCTCCGCTCTCTGGAACTTATAACCAATACTGCCTCTGCGGTAAACCTTCGATGCCAAGTTCTGCAACGCCTTCGCCTTCATGTCCTTGTTGAAGTCAGAAACAATCTGGTTGATTTCGTCAGCAGTCGCATCCTCAGGAATATCAGGATAACGCTCATATACGATACCAGTCATAGGGTCCTTCTCATACCAGACGCTTACTTCTGTAATCAGATTATTGTTCGAGTTGTTTCTTGCGAATCTCGCAAACGCCTGTCTGATGGCATTCATACCGCCGTTCTTGATGGCTCTGTTACCCATCGCACCAATCTGTGCCAGCACATTCGTCTCACTCAGATACTTGTGTCCTCTCGCTCTCATGATTGTGCTTCCGATGTAACTCTTAGGGTCGCCCACCTCCGTGATATAACCATATACATCTTCCGCCGTAGCCTCATCATACTTTCTCAAAGGCACATACCAGTTGAACATATTGGAAACATGACCGTAGAGTTCACTGCTGATGATACCATTCTTATAGTCGCTGTCAATGGAATACTGGGTAGCAGCCTTCACTTTATCCCAATAGTCCTTCACGGCTCCCTTCCTGATACCCTCCATCTTCGCTTCCGAATCCATCACGCTCTGAATAGCCTCAGCATCATCGTAAGGGTCAGAAGATTTTGCTACCTCCTGAATAGCGTGAATACCCGAATAGTCGTGCTCGCCAGCCTCGAAGCCAGCGTCAAAGTGGTTTCTGATACTCTCATCCAACTGTCTGTAGTACTCCTTCAGGTCGATGTTGCCAGCCTTCAACTCGTTGTCAAGATACTCCTTATCGCTATAATAACTGTTTTCCAGGAAGTCAGCATCCTGCTTCTTCTTCTCGTCCCTTCTCATCTTCTTCAGGAAGTCACGAACGAAGAACACTCTGTTTCGCTCCAAGCCATGCTTGGTAATCATGTAGAGATTGAAGTTGCGAATCTTCTCATCGTCCTTCTTGCCGTCAAAGGCATCCAGTACGTCAGCCATCGCCTTATCCAACGGCTTCATCACGTTGCGCTCAAACATCTGAGCCGCATTGCTCATCGCACCCTGCATAGTGTTCTGCAGCATATAAGGATTCTCAGAAGAAGCAATATCCTCAATCTTCTTGTCAGGCACAATCGCATTCATCAACTTCTTCAACGAAAGCATATTGTCCATATAGCTCTCGGTGAACATATAGCCATGTTCATCAAGCGAGCGGTGGTATCTGTCAAGTGCCGTGCCGGCAGATGGGGTAGTGCGGAAGTGAATCTCACCATCCGTAGCCTCATTCCACTCAGCCTTGGTAAGATTATCCATGCTGCGAACCTTTCCGTCATTTCCGTAGAACATGCCATCATGCGCCACGACAGCAGGCATACGGTCATGGTCGAGACGGTATTTCACCGCCTCGGCTCTCATTTTCCAATAAGGGTCATTCTGATTCTTCTGCAAGTTCTTGCTCAACCAGAGCAGATACTTCACATCTTTAGTATTAGGAGCAATACGATAACCGATTTCGTGAAGGAAATCAGATACCTTATTCTTGATACCATTCCAGAAGCCCGGTTCACCCTTGCCGTCCTCGGCGAGTCGGGCGATACCTTCCTCAATGGCATCGTAGATATTCAGAGGATTGTACTTTCTCTCCTCATCCACCAGCTTCTTTAAAGCCGCATTCTCAGGTTTATCCAAGTCGTACCATACATCACGAAGGAACTTCTCGAATCTGTCTTCACCGAAAAGCTCTCTCATGCCCTTGTGTCCAACCACCTCATGCCAAATAGTCTTCTCGGCAGTATATCTGTCGTGGATATTAGGCATGTAAAGATGCACCTCGCCAGTCTTCTCGTCATACCAGCCAGTTATCTTTCTGCCATCCTCAATAGCAGCCTTCGCTGCCTTGTTGGTGATTTCATCAACCGATGAAACCATCTTCACCTTGCCGCCAGTCTTCTGAGCCACCTTCTCCACATGGCTCTCAACCGATGAAGCAGGATAATTGCCATCGCCATGGTCCGTGCGGAACTTGGTGCCATCCTCAGAAAAAACGGTATTGTCAATAGTCAGACCCTTCTCCAGGGCTTCCATAATCTGCTCAGACTTCTTTACGCCCTTCTCAGGAGCACCAATCTTAAAGCCAGCTTCCTTAAAGGCGATTCTCTGCTTAGGAGTCAGCACATTCTCAGGAATCTCAACCTTCGCATCGCCGATAAACTCCTTTGCTTTCTGAGCAACCTCAGCATCATCGAGCACTCTAACAGGTTTGCACCAGCGAGAGAGGATAACCTTTCTAGCCCTGCCAGTCTGTTTGAACACCTCACTGCTCACGCTACCGCTCTTCCAGTCAACTTCACCCACAGCATCCTTGGCTCTTTCTGCCTTGTAGCCGCTAGTAAGCTCGCTAACAGGTGTTTCGCATTCCACAACAACGATGTTAGGTCGAATCCAAGCCGATTTAAACTGGTCGTTCAAAGGAGAGCGAGACATGTGCCAGTAAGGATTGTAGGCAGCATTTATATCTGTAGCCTTCTTGCCAGTGGCATCCCTACCGCCCTTGTCAAGCTTGAACTTCCATTTCAGTTCGCCAGTCTTCTTGTCAACCTTCTGCTTGCCAGTCTTAGGGTCAATATCTGGGATAGCCAAGTCTGGGTTTTCGTCGGCACGAATCCATTGTCCAAGCTCGTTAGCCTCAACCAACTTGCCGCCAACCGATGCAGCCATAGGTGGATAAAGCTTTCCATCAATAACCTGCATGGCACGATATACCTTAATCTTAGGCTCCTCTTCCAGTCGCTTGATTTCCTCTGGGTCAGTAACCTTTTTGCCCTGATTCTCTTCATCAAACAATTCTTTCTGATGCCTTGAAGCAAAATCAAACTGTTCTTTTCCGAAGTTCGACAACAACTTATCAAGAGTATCAGTAAGTTCTCCAAGCTTATTAAACTTGTTGACACCGAAGAACTTGGCAACGGTATTGATGATTCTGTTCCACCAATGCTTTCCGTTTGGAATTTCAGACAAAGCCTTACGCCACTTTGGAGTAGCAAGCTCTGTTATCATTTCTCTAGGATTTGTCAGTCCGTAATGGTTGCTGAGTTTGCCATCCTTCTGCATTTGTTTCAGCTCATTGTAAATATCAATAGCTTCCTTTGCAGCATCAATCTGAGAAGGAGTAAGCTTGTCGGCATAGCCCTTCTGATACATAGCGATAATGTCAGAAGTCAGAGGATGAAGCATTTCATGAAGGATGGTTGATGCCAAATCTTGATTTGTCGAACCATGGGCACATAGCTCTTCAAAGTTTATTCTGATAGAGTTCCAGCCATGATCGTAGTAGCCTAAGGTTCCATTTTCACCACCATAAACTTCTGCAAACTTTACATCAAGATTCTTTATTTGCTCTTTAACAAGTTCATAAAGCTTCTTAATATTCTTGTCAGAATTGTAGTCTTCGAAGACTTTTTCGATAACCTCGTTCGGTATCCATTCGTCTCCTCGCACGCCGTACTTTGATGCAAGTTTTTCTGCTCTTTCAACGAAGTAGTCGTGTGCTCTGTTGATGGCTGCGAGGCTTTCGATAATCTTTCTGTAATATTTTGCATCCTCCTCAGGCATTCTTCTCTCATCTCCTCTTCCGATACCAGCTTCTTCATTTCCGCTGCGTGAGGTCGATAAATCTGGCATCCCGACAAATCCGTCTCGGGTGTTATTCTCGGCGGTCTTGCCGGTCGTGATTCTGGTCTTTCTTGTGATTCCATACGCTTCTTCAAATTGCTTTGCTAAATCATTATAATAATTATGCCAAGAAGAGAGACCCTTTCGTACGTGTTTAACCTTATTCTCGTCTTTATACCACTCATCGCTATATGCAGTTCGGCTAAAGATAGTAGTTGCCTTTTCAATCTCTGCTCTTTCCTCTGGAGTGATATTGCTACCATAAACACGTTCGATTTCATCATCAAACTTCTTTTCAATCTGCGAAGATACGGTTTTATCTACATCTTCGGGAATGATTCTACTATTCTTAACATCTTTTGTATCTGTTTTAGAATACTGCAAGCCTCGGTCCTCACGGAAGTGGGTGCCTTCATCCTCAGAAGTCTTGCGCTCCTCCTGTACCTTCACGCCCATCTTCGAGAGTCTATCCAGTACTGGCTTCAACTGCTCAGGCTTGAACTCAGCAAGCATACTGTTGCCTCTGGTCTCGAAGTTGTTGCCATTAACCAGTTTCAGCAAATCTTCATTCATGAAGTACTTGCCACCCTTTGCCTTGCTCTTCGGTACACGAAGCTCGTAGTAGTTGCCGCGATAGTTGTCTATGCGCTTCACCTTCACCTCACCGTCCGATGAAGTAACCTCATCAATACCGCCACGCCAAGATGAAAGCTCAAACTTCTCAGCCACGCTATTAATAGGTGCGTCCGTTGTCAAGCCCTTCGGGTCGAATCGGTCTGGCATCAAGATACCAGTCTTCACCTCGCCAGTATCAGTAGTATATTTCACCAGCTGACCGCCCAAGCCCTGATCCTTACTGTCAACCAAAGCCTGCATCAGGTTACCAGTCACAATATAGCCGTCCTTTCGGCTCTCGTTGCTAGTCAATCTGTCCCAGTTATCAAAGTTTTGGTTCAATACTCTGAGATGACTGTCTCCCATACCAGCAGCCTGCTTAGTCATGTTGTCAATGGAACGGATAACATCAGCCTTTTTGTCACCAGCACCCACCTTGCCAGCAATAGGGAAGGTAATCTTTCTTCTGCCATCCAAGGTAGCAAAGGAAACAGAAGAGGCGTTAGGCGAGAAGTTATCCGTAATCTTAATGTCAATGAGTCTTCCGTAACTATTGCCGAATCCGCTCAACTCGTTTGGATTGTTCATATCCATAGGCAGAACGAAAGCACCGTTGGTATCGAATGTATCAAGCACTCGGTTAAACATTTCAGCCTTTGCTTTCAGATTCTTCACCACGTCATTCAGCTTATCCTTCTCCTGCTTATAGAATGTGTCATACTGATAGCCAGCCATCTTCTCAATCTGCTCATCAGTCATGCCCGATTTATCCTGACCCTTCTTGCCATCCTTGATATACTTCTCCTTAGCCTTGGTAGCAGCCTTCACCGCACGCTCCTCATACTTCTGAGTTTCGTCGGCAATCTTCTTGTCGAAGAACTCCTTCACGGCAGCCTTCTTCTCAGCCTTGTATTCCTCCCAAGTCTTGCCGCCAGTCAAGCCTTCCTGCGAAGCCTTCACCTCAGCAGCCTTCATAGGTTTCTTCAAGATAGCCATGTTCACCTTTTCTATATAAGTGTTGTCGGCAAAGGCGTTATCACCGCCCGGCTCGGAACCCTGCTTCCAAACCTCCTTGCGGATAGTCTTAGCCTTCAATGGCAGCTCGGTAATCTCCAAATCATTCTCGCCCATTTCGTTGAGACGCTGAATCTCGTTGGCGTAAAGCTCGCCAATCTCCTGCAACATCTTCTCCTGCTCAGCAACCTTTAGCAATGCCATACGTCCAAGCAACTTGCTTGCATCGGCACCAGCTTCACCATCGCCAACACTTCCGCCACTTGCCACAAGGCTCTGTGGGTCGATTCTGGACAAATCATCGCCGTAGCTATTTTCCCATCCGAATGGGTCCGCCATTCTGGAATAAAGGTCAAGATGCTCTGCCATATACTCACGAACTACCTTATCACCATACTTGTTGGTAATGTCTGCAACGTCCATTTCGTTGAACTTACTCTTCTGCGAAGAAGTAGTATTGGCATCAAGTGACTTCAACTTAGCCTTGAACATCATCAGCAATCGCTGCTCGGCAGGAATCAGAGAAACCACATACTCGTAAGCACCTCTTAATACCTGTCCTGTTCGGTCGATACGACCACGCATCTGAACCTCATCATTCACGTCAAGCTGCTGCTGTGCCACAATCATCACACGCTTTCTCTGGTCCTTATACTTACTTGAAGCATGAAGAGAGATACCTGTGGCAGCACTCTTATTCAGAATGAGCGCATCAATCTGACCGTCATTAAACTCTCTTGCCAGTTTCTTCTTGTCGGTATCAGCACGCTTCACCTTGGTAACAGTCCCGTTCTCGTTATACACGAACTCCGTCTGTCTTCCGGTCAACTCGCCAACCTTATAGCCTGCCTTCTGCAATTCGTTCTTGATAACATCAATAGGGGAGAGAGAAAGACCTGTACTTGTCTGCTCAATCTTCTTCTCCAATTCGTGATAAGCCTCAACAGCCTCTTCGCCCAAGTCTTCGAGCTTGAAATAACCGCTTTCGCTATTGTCCTTGGCATCCTTCTGAGTATAGCGAAGTGTACCCTCCAGACCCTTCTTCAAGGAAGTACCCAAGTCTGGTGCGTCCATTTCCTCGCCAAGTGCAATGTTGCCTGTCTGCGATTCATTGGTATTGTTCAACGCAATCACAGGCTTCATGCCCTGCTTCAAGTAGTCGATGGCACGCTCTGCTGCAGATTTGGCTTTCAATGAGAGAAGAACCTGCTGAACGGTATTGAACGCCTTGCTTGCGAAAGGCTGATTCTTGATACCTAAAGATTCTGTACCCTTCTTGATATCCATAGTAGATTGGATGTCTGCCAATTCAATATTACGCTCATCAACGTAACTTGAAACATATTTCTTTTGGAAATTGATAATATCATTAAACAAACCGATGATACTATCATACTGCTCTCGCTGTTCCTGCACTCTCTCAGGATCATCAATCGCCTTCCAGTCGATGGTTACGCCGGTCATATCTCGCTCACGGCGAATCATCTGACCGCATTGTGTCAACGTCTGGCTCATAATCTCCTGCAAGGTAGCACCACCACGCTTCACCGCATCAATCAAGTCGGATGCTTTCATACCGCCCTCGTTCATGGCAGTACGCAAAGCGTAGATAGGCATATTGTCTGGTCTCTTGGCAAAGGTAGCCGAGAAGAAGGTAACATTCTTAGCCTTCTGAATAATGTGCTGGAAATAGTTACCCTGACCGCTATTGCCACCAGCCGTATGGCTTTCGTCAAGGATAAGGTAAGCGTTACCCATCAGTTTCTCGATGGCATCACGTCTTTTCTGTCCGCTCAGAGCAGCAGCACCGAATGATTTACCCTTTGCAAGCTTTCTCTCCTTGCGGTTGCCGTCCTCATCAAACTCATATACGCCATTGCTTACTTGGCTGTAAGTAGTCAATACATAGTCATATTCGTCTGGCAGTTTGCCGTTCTTTTCAATGTAGTCGAGCACACGCTTCACCTCGCTCTTCGATGGCAAGGCGAATACCACGTTACCCTCCGAGTCGGTAATGGCAGCTTCCTTGGCACTACCGAATACAAATGGTCTCAGCTCAGGGCTACCAATATCCACCAAGTCACGATAAACATCACTCAGCAATCCTGCTGTCTTGGTGAAATACACTGGCACCTGCCCCTGCTTCTTGGCGTATCTGATAAGCGAAGCAGCCTGTCTTCCCTTACCGATACCGGTCATGTCGCCGATAATAAAGGCGTTGCCCTTCTTTGCCTGCTGCAAGGCAAGGGCTACAGAATCAACCTGCTCTGCGGCAAGATGAGAATACAAATCATCCTTATCATTGTAGCCCAGTTCATCAACAAGGAACTGGTCGGCATCGCCCAACTTTTCAAGATTCTTGTTTACCGCCTCCTGCTGGTCGGCAGGCATCACTGCCTTCAGGGTGAATGGGTTTCCACTCTTTGGCGCATAGGCAACCTTCTCAGTACTTAGTCCACGTACGGATTTGTCCACCCGCTGTAATTGTCCCCGTGGTCCGCTTCCGATCCCGGTGCTGGCAGGTTCATCAGAACTTGGCTGAGTGTCATTCCCTCCAGCTCCTCCTGATCCAGATAATCGTCCGTCATTGGCTCCAGCGGTTGGTTCTTTGCTTGAAGTAGGCTCTGCCCCTGTTCCGTCTGTTCTACTATCTCCATCAGGAAGTTCTCCATCTTTTCCTGGCTCGGTTCCTCGTTGATTGTCCAAGTCATCATGGGTTCCTGATACGGAAGATGTGTCAGATACGTCAGACCCTCGCTTACCATCTGGTTCGCTTCCTCCTCGTTCTCTTGCTCGTACTCCCTCTTCATGAGTACCAGCAGCCCCTTGTTTATCAGGTCCTGCGTTAACTTTTCCTCCTTCTTCTCCGATGGAAGAATCCATCCGTTCACCTCGTAGTATATCATCTTCAATTCGTTTATAAAGTTCGTCATAATCTTTCACGGTCTCAGCTCTAGCCTTATCCTTCACTGGTGGAAAGGCATTCTCGTTCAAGCGTCTTCCGTTTATCAAAATAATACGTGTTGGGTAGCTGGTTCCCTGCTTGGCGTAGAGACTACCATCCACATTAATCACGTCCTCCACATTATAGTGGCTATAGAGATAACCAAGGAAAGCCTTATCCTTCGGATTCAGACTTCCGTTCTTGGCGTATTCCGTCTTGCCGCCAATGATGATGGCAGCACGACCATCGTCCTTCATGCTCTCCAAGGCATTGATAGCCATCTGTCCTTCAAGAGAAGAAATCTTGTAGCCGTCATACTCCTTTGGTGTAGCACTACCAAATGGTGGGTTTGTCACCACCACGTCAACGTCCTTGTCTGCAAAAGGCTGCGTTCCGTCCTGACTGGTCACGTTCTTGAAGCCCTGTCTTCTCAGGTTCGCCAATCGCTGGGCATCAATATCGTTCACATGCACCTTATCCATTGGCAAGCCGATGGTAAGCATACCGTTACCGGCACTAGGCTCCAGAGCACTCTCAATCACCTTGCCGTTACCCTTCACATACATATCCGCAAGAAAAGCGTAAGGGGCAGGGGTAGAGTATTGCTGCTTCATCACTCGCTCAGAATCACGCTGGTTGAGGCTAGGCTGATTCTCATAGAGTGTCTTGATACGTTCAAACTTCACGGCATCGTTGGTTGATTCCGAAGAAGCGATACCTCTTGCTCGCTTAACAATAGCAGTCTCAGCAAGCTCCTGAAGGTCTGTGTTCTTAATATCCTTCAAGCCAACTCTCTCAGCTATCTGTCTCAGTTCAACGATTCCGTTAAACTTATGCTTGAAGCCCAACTTTATGTTCACGGTATCAATAAACTTCTTCTCAGCCATCTTTCTTTCCTCGGCAGTCTTGGAGTCACCCACCAGATTCTCCTGATGCTTAGGTGAAGTCTTCTCGTAGTAGTCAGCCCATTCCTTCAAGCTCATACGCTGCTCGCCGTCACGATAGCGGATATTCATCATCTGCTCATAGATGGCATCCACGTCTTCCTTCTTGAAAACTTTGGCAGCAGGGGCAAACTCCTTGCGCATTTCCTTCACCACGTCTTCAAGATTGTGCATGCCTCTCTTGATTCTCAGATAAGCATTTTCAGCCATGGCACCAACAAGCTTAGGCAACAGCTCCAACTGTTTGGAGTTAAGACCGACAAACGAAGCAGACAATTCATCCTTGCCGGCATTCATGAGTTCTTTCCAAAGGTCATTGACCTTTTTGTTTGAAGCTGATACTGCTGCATCGTCAGCCGTCTGCTGAGGTTTCTTCTCTGTCTCAGCCTTAGCTTTCTTCTCCTTCTCGAATCCTTCTGCCGCATTCTTGATTCCCTCCATAGGGTCAGCAGATGGCTCCGCTTTAGGAGTCTCTACTTTAGGCTCAGTCTTCTGCCCTCTGGTCTTAACAAAGATGCTTTCATAGATAGCACGGTGCAAATCGTCTGTCACTTCTCCGTTCAGATAGTCAAGCGCCATATCCTTGGATAAATCGTCCACGTCTGCCTTCATAATCTCATCCTCGGTCAAAGGATGCTCCTTCTTGAACTCTGCTGCAGCTGCCTCAATCGGGTTAAACTGAGGGTCTGGGTTCTCTTCCTTTGGAAGGAGTGGGAGAGGACCTTCTTCATTCTTGCTGTCAATATACTCAGTAACCTCATTCAGATCACCAAACTTCTTGCCATCATACTCATAGTAAGACCCGGTGTACTCGCCCTTTTTGTTATGCTCATCAACCTTCATCACTTCCTTGTCTCCATCAATCACAATCTTTTGCTTCATGATAGGACCGTACTTTGATGGGGTCTCGGTTTCCTCGTCCGTCACTTCAATGCGACTTTCGAGTTCTTTATTCACCAAATCGTCTGGTTCTTCTACTCTTGGTCGCTCTGCTTCTGCTGGTTCATTTCCTCCTGATGCTTCCTGTTGAGGTTCTTCAATGCCTGAAACATCATTGCCTCCTTCATTTTCTGAATGTCCTGTTCCATAATCTTGCCATTTCTTAAAGTCCAAAAATTCTTTTACTAACTCTTCCTTGGTAGGAGCAGCCTCAAAGATACTGCCCTCGCCAGTGTTTCTTGCTGCTGCGATACGGTTGTACTCATCAAGCAAATCCCTGAAATCAGAAACCTTGCCCTCCAAGGCTAAAGCCATCATCTGAGAGATAGATGGGTATCGCTTAGCTGCATCCTCACCATACATGTCCGATGTTCTCAGCAGCGTATCAACCTTATTGCCACCCTGCCTTGCCTCATAGAGCAACTGGATAGCTTGGTCTATCTCGTCACGAAGAGAGAACTCGCCCAGCTTCATGTTGTCCATCACCGAGCGGATAGCGTTGATAGCCTTATTCTTCACCGTAGAGTCGATGCCCAGCATTCTGATAGTCTCAGGCTTGAAGATGGAACCCAAGAGAAGGTTCTTCACGAACTCCCTGCCCTGTGCTGAAAGTCGCTCAGGGCTTTCCATCATCTGAGCCACCTCATTCTGTCCGATGATGCCTTTGCTTACTAACGTCTTGATAAGGTCATTTATTGCCTTGGAATTGTTAAAGAAAGCATCAAGTGAACCGTTTCCGTCAATCTCGGCAACGATAGCACCTATTTCGTCAGATGTCAAGGTCTTAGACTTAGCCACCGCCTGCTCTGTGTTGCTCTGAGTTTTCTTCTCGTTGCGGTTGAACTTAGCGAAGGTAGCCGCATCGTATGGCAATCTCTCATCCGTAACCATTACCAGGCGAGGATGCTCGATTCCGCTCTGCTCAATCTGCTCTCTTGTAAAACCGAAGTTCTCGGCATTCTCCAGAAGGTCGTTGATGTATTCGCCGTCCGTGCCGTCCTTTGCAGCCTTCTGTCCTGCCATGGTTCTACCGTTACCATCATAAACGATACCCTCGTCAGATACCACTGGCACCTGCTCGATAGCCATACCATTATACTTTCGGGCAATCTGGTCGGTATTCTGCTGAGCCGCCTTGTCGTGTTCATAGTCACGATCATTCACGGTTCTGCCCTCAGCATCGGTAGGGAATCCCTCAGATTTCTTATAGCCATTGTTTGCATCGTGTGAAGGAGTAAGACTTTCAGCCGGAACAATCTCATAGTGCCCCTTAATCTTGGTTTCTCCGTCAGGCAGCATTCTTGTGCGCTTGTTGCCCACCAGTCTATGCGCATTCACAAACTTCTGTCCTGCCACGCTACCAGCTTCATGAGCGCCCTCGGTCTGTTCAGTCTTACCCACGGTCTCAGCCACCTTCTTGGCAGTCATAGCCTTCTTGATATTCTGAGCGTGGTCCAACTGCTTCTTGGCAGCTTCAATAGTCTGGTTCTTCAAAGCCTCCTGCTCCATGATGTCGTTAGGCTCGGCGGTATAGTCCACCTTCATCTTCTCAGCATCCTTCAAAGCCTTCTCAGCTTTCTGAATCTGCCCGTCCACCACCTTCTCGGCATTCTCCCCGAAGTCCTCAGTAAGAATCTCCGCACTCTGCTCAGGAGTCATTTTCCCATAATCAGGCGTAGGTCTTCCCTTGCTGTCCGTAGCCATAGGAACCTCTGTGCCATCTGCAAACTTTCTGCTAGGTTGAGGCTGCTCTTGTGGTGCTAAGTCCTCATTTGTGGTATTATCTTTGCCCGATGTAGTGTTAACTTCTGTAAAAGTGGTATTATCTTTTGTTAAATCACCCTCTTTTGTGGTAATATCTTCCGATTTTGTGGTATTATCCTGTGGTGCTTCCTGCTCCTGCTGAGCCTTGGCAGCATCCTGCATCGCCTGCTCCTGCGCCGCCTGATTATAAGGCTCAGAGTTCTTCATCTGCAATCTCTGACGATACTCAGCAGTAAACTGGTCGATAGGCTGATTCTGGAACAGAGTAACCTCATCTGCCTTCACGTAAACCAATTCCTTGGTATTAGGGTCCAGACAGACAAGCATATCGCCGCTGCCTTCCTTCGCCTTGCCAGTAGTATGGTCGAATGCAACATCACCCGAACCAACAAGAAGGGTTCTGCTGTTGCTGTCCTGTACATACAGAGCCTGCTCGCCGTCCATCTTCTGACCGTTCAGCGTTCCGTGATAGCTCCAATCAGAAGTAAACTCCTTCACGTTTTCCTCGATGGCATCAGCAGTAGCCTGCTGCATACCCTGCACTCTAGCGTTCGCATTGATATATTGGGCAAGTGGGGTCAACTCTTCTTGGATCAATCCATTCTGAATGAGTGCATCGTAAATCTGTGCCGGTGTCAAGCCCTGCTGGTGCAATTTCTCAAACACCTGCTTGAAGACATCGTTTCCTTCCATGGCAGCATCAAGTCCCTGCTCTGCGTTGCGAAGATTTCTCAATTCATCCAATACCACTTCGCCGTTCGGCTGCTCGGTGCCAAGGTTATTATCCTCAGCCGCCGCCTTACCTTGGCTTGCAGACTGGTCTTCATGTGGTCTTCCGCTAGGGAAAAGTTCATCTTCCAGTGCTCGCTTCACACCATAGAAGATTTTATTCTCCTCATCGGTACGCTTCATCGGGTCCTTCTGCATGATTTTGTCAATATCAACAATCATTTGTCCCTTATCGTTGAAAATCTCCTTCAATGAGTTCATAAAACCGCCAACAACCTGTGAGGTTCCTGATTTGAGATAGCCATACGAGCCGTTTTTATCCACATACTTCTCCCAGTCAAGATAGAGTGCGCTCTTCGGGTTGCGCAAGTCATTAATCAACTGGGCATTCTTCGGATCTGTAATATCCTTGTTCTCATCATATCCGTTTTTCTTAAGGAATCCAAATGCCAGCTTGGTAACAATTCCGTCCTCATCAGTCAACTGCATATCCTTCATCTTGGAATATCCAATCAGCGAAAGCATATCATCGTTGTCACGATAAAGCTTCTGCTTGTAAAGGATGGCACGGCGCTCATCGGCATTCTTATAAGAGGTACGTGTAAGCAGTGTTCCGTTCTTGGTGTATTCAAGAATCTGCTTATTCTTCACATCGTTCACGCTGCGGTAGCTTTTGCCCCTTGTGGTATTGAACAGTCCCATGGCTGCATTCACCTTCTCCTTGGTGCTCTGAGAAACGTCTGGGGCGTTCATGAAATCCGTGTATGCCGTTTTGTATTTCGGATCTCTTGGAGCAGTCTTCGATGCACGGTCCACCTTCACAAAAGCATCCATCAGGTTCTTGCCCGATGCAGAAGAAATCAATTCATTCTTCTCGTCAGGAGTCAGACGAATATCCACGGCAATAGGGGAGCCGTTGGCATTCTTGCCAATCACGAAATTACCACCGCTATTATGAGTAAGATGATGCAGAATATTGCCCATCTTCACGAAATTGCTAGGCTCGCCAGCCTTGAATGCGCCAACCATCACAACATCTTCCAACCAAGTACCAAAGGAAATATCCTTATCGCCAGTCACGTTGTCGGCAACCATCATGGTTCCAGCCTCAACACCGAGACCAGCAGCCGTAGCACCAAACTTCTGTGTGCCATGCAGCAATCGCTCTCCAGTGCTCTTTTCCATGCCGGTGATTCCGAACTTGGAAACCCAAGGAGACATCACCGCACCCGATACACCAAACATGGCGCCAGTAACCGCACCATGTTCTGCACCTTTCAGACCTGCCTCGCCGATAGCCTGCAAAGAAGTATCATCACCAGTTGAAGCCTGACTCAATGCGGCAGTAACACCCGAATATCCTGCAAGATTCAGTGAACTTGTAGCCGTTCTAGTACCCAAGCCCGACATGATTTTCTGTGCGGTTGTCATGTTTGCCACCTTGAAAGCCATCTGCTGTGCGGTAAGTTTCTGAGCTGCCTTCATCACGCCAGCCTTCACCAGTCCGTTAGTCAAAACTCGGGTTCCAGTATTCACGGCAGCACTTGCGCCGGCACCGATTACGGCAAGCGGACCAGAATCTGCAGCCATGTTTACGGCAGTAGATGCGAATCTCGTACCGATGCCCGAGCGATAGGTTTCATCCTTGTGTCCTGCAACCTTCTGAATTTCCGCATCACCATCAGCAATAGCGATACCTTCCTGCAATCTCTGTCTTGTATCTCTAGACATCACGGAAGGAGCCAGCACCATACCGATAATAGAGTTGCTGAGGTTCTTGGCAATATAGTCAAGCGCACCATGAGGCATGATTTCCTCCTGATTTCGCATCGTCAGAGCCTTCTGAGCATAGTTCATAATCTCTGGAGTAACGTATTTGTCCACGTATTCCTCCACGCCCATGTTAAGTTTCTCTGCACTCTCGGCAATATGGCGCTGCATTCCCTTCTGCGAGTAAATCTCGTTGATTTTGCTGCTGAGATTGTTCATCAGAACGTTCTGGCGGTTCACCTGCTCCTGAGTCTGGGCATCACGGAAAGCCTGTTCCTTTACAGACTGCGGTGCATAGATGCCGCCCATCTTGTCAAGGTTCTGCTGATACTGCTGACGTGTCAATTCCTGTGCCTCATTCATGGAAGAATCTACCAGTTTGAGCAGATCATTACCCAAAATACCTTCGGTCTGTCCGTCATTTCTTACGAACTTGTTACCCTCCACCTCATACTGAGCAAGAGTTCTTGCATCGTCCTCTCGCTGCTGCTTGGCTCTAGCCTGTCTAGCCTCTGGGGTAGAAAGCTGCTGCATCGTCTCGTTGAAGTTCTTGGCAGTAGGAGTTATTCTACTTCTGCTGATAGGGGTTGCTCTCTGCTGTTCCTGACGTGCAGACTGCTCTTGTGCTCTCTGCATGCGCGCGCGCATATTGCTAGCCTGAGCCTGCTGCATCGGGTTCATCTGGTCGTTGCGCATGTGCGCCAACCGCCAGTTCTGCATGTAGTCTGTGCCCGAAGATGCAGCTGTTCTAGGCTGCTGCGCCTTCTGCAGCCTTGGCTTCTGATACTGCGCCGCCACTTCCTGCGCTCTCTGCTTCATAGTAAGAGGCTTCTGCTGCTGAGGCTTCGGATTTACTGCGTGAAGTCCGAGTCGCTGCGCAAACTCCTCATACGATTTACTGGAAACAGCACCATCGGCGTAAAGCGCATCATAGAGCTGCTTTCTGTTATGATAACCCTGCTTGCCAGGCGCATACACGAACTGTTTGAAATGTTCTCTCGTTCCTGTAACTGCGCCATCGGCTTTCAAGGCGTTATAAAGTTGGTCAAATTTATCTCCAGCCATATATTATATATTAATGTTTATAAACCAAGTTTCTTTGTATTCTTATAGCCGTTATGCGACTTGCCGGCAGGCTTCGCTGCCCTCTTTCTGGCTTCTTCTCTCTGTCTTCTCTGCGCTCCTGCTCTCTGAGCAACAGTAGAACCGCTTTGTCTGTTGGTGGTTCTTGTAGTAGAACCATCCCTGTTGAACACTTCCTTGCTGCTTGAAGTAGATGAATTGCCAGAAGTATTTCCATTGTAGTAAGCTTCATTGGCTTCATACATGGTCTTGTTAGATGCATAATGAGGTTTTCCTTCTGCATCCCAAGTTACGTATTTGGCAGAAGAGCCTCCACCTCCGCCTGATCGTCCACGTCCGCTTCCCTTATGGGTAGCATTATACTGTGAAATGTTCAGTCTTCTGTTGGTCTGCTCGTCCTTTGCCCTGTCACGTCCCTGCTTGTACTCGAAGTCTCGCTGGTCCTTCTCCTGTTTATACTGAGCAGCAGCCTCATCCTTTCCCTTTCGGTACTCAAACTTATCCTTGGCAAGCTGTGCATTATCGCCACGAAGCCCTGCCAGATACAGCTTGTAAGCCTGATCTGCTCTGGCGGCAGCACTCTTTAAGCTGAGGTTCGCCTGTTTGTAAGCCGCATCAGAAGCCACCGCCGCTTCTCTCTGTCTCTGCGCCTTTCGGTTCTGATACCCCTGTTCCATCATGGCAGTAGGGTCGTTGAACTGCTGCAGAGGCGCACCCTTGGAAGTATTAACGATGTTAGCCATGTGGCGGATGGCATCGGCGAAGGCTGCGATATTTTCCCTGTTGGTAGTCATTCGGCGGTCATACTCATCGGGAGTCTCGCCCTCTCTCATGCCCGGTCTGTTCTTGGGAATCAGCTTGCCGAGCCACCCGAAGAATCCGCCATCCCTCTGTGAAGGGTCCGCCTCAAACTCTGGAGCCTGCTTGCTCTGTGCCGTCTGATAGCCACTCAAAGCGGAAGAAAGCGCATCATAGCTAGGTGTGCCGTCCTCTTTCCATCCTGTAGGCTGCTTCATTCCCTCGAAACTGGTCTGAGGCTGAGGAGTATTGTCAGCCGCATCACCCATGTAAGGAGTCTGAACTGGTCCCAAAGCCGGGTTGGCATAGCCGCTTTCCTGCGGAACGAACTCTTCCTGCTTCGGCATCTGGGTAAAATCCGTTACTGGAGCCGCCCCTGTCTGCAATGGCTGAGGCTGAAACTTTCCCATGGCATTGCCGCCCTGCTGAAAGACGTTCACGCTAGCCACCGCTGGAATGCCGCCCTGTGGAGCACCCTGCATCACCTGATTGCCGCCACCCATCACCTGATCATAGTCGGGGTGTCTGGCTCGCATCATGTCCAAAGCCGCCTGAGGATACCCACTAATAGTAATGGGTGTCCTCTTCGGCTGCTGTGTATCTTGATTGTTTACTCCTGCCATACGCTAATCTTTATAATCAATAGTAACCGTGTGACCCTCCTTCATAGCCTTACGTACAAGCTTTACTGCTTTTTCAATCTCGATTTCCTCGGGATTGTCAATAGTAGGATGATTCTCCTCAACCATCGGGTCGCTGATTTTCTTATCAGGATGCTTGGCTGCGTAATCTGCAATGGTATTGAGAATCTGCTGGGCAGCATCGTATGCACCCTTATACCAAACATACTTCTTCTTATAGTAGGCAATTATCTTATCCTTATAGTAAATTAATTGCTCCTTACAAGCGAGAGCACTCTCGGCACTCTTCAAGGCATTGGCGTTAATCTTGTCAACAACATTGTCGGCAAGCTTCTTCTTCAATTCCTCGTTCTCCTTCATGTACTTCTGGCTTACCTCGACCAGTTTCTTCTCACGAATCTTTGTAAGGCGAAGTTCCTCTGCAACGTCAGACAAAACAGCGTTCTTGTCCTTTAACATCTGTTCCAAATCCACATTCTCGCCGAACATCTTTATCTTTCCTCTTAGGTGTCTAGAACTTTCCTTCCGCAGCTCCTCAATCTTCAAGTTCTTTTTGTAGATGGTCTTGTTGAGTCGGGCAATCTCCTTGCCGAGACGCAGATTCTCCTTTTTGAGACGATCAATCTCCTTCGCCTGCTCATCCAACAAAGCATCGTTGAACTGGGTGGCTGATTCCTTAAGGGCAGGAGAACCAGGAATAATAGAATTTTTCCAAGAGAAATCGCCTTTGATGTGATTCTTTCCGTACTCCTTCTTCAAGCGTTCTTGGCGATCAAGCCATTCACTTGTATTCATTGCTGTAGCGAAACCATTCTCATTGACGACTCTTTTTGCTTCAACGACTTCTTGCTTCTCCCATACTGGTAATTCTGAGAATTCAAAACCTTTTAAGACTTTAACCAGAAAGTAACCTTCCTTCTCCAATATCTTCTTTGCTTCTTCAAATGTCATAATCTATTTTGTTTTAATGTTTAACTTCATTAACACTTCCCGAAAAATTAGGGGTGGGGGAAATCGGAAAACCGAAATCCAGAAAAGGGGGTGGGGGGGTGGCGGGATTTTTATTTATGTATTTATCTACTATAATTTGCAACGGTGGTCAAAGGGGGTGGGGGTCTTGGGGTGTCCTCTATGCCTCGCCTGCTCTTGCCTTGCCGTCCTCATCCTCGCTCACGCCATCACCCTTGGGCTGCTACCCCTTCAACCTCTTCTTGGCTCCAGTGGCTAGGGCTAGAGGGTCATAATGCTGTCCAACCTCGTTGTAGCCAGCAGGGATAGGGTCTGCCACGGCTCCCTTGCCGTATTGGGCTTCGTATGCCACTCCCGTTGGGCTTACTTTAGGGGTTTGTGTTACATTTGTGTTATCAATTCCACTCTGTGAACCGCCTAAAGTGCTGCTGCCCTGCGACTTAACTCCTTCTAGTTGTGACCCCAATTGGTTCACACCGAAATTGAACATCGCATTTGAAGCGTTTTGGGCTGCATCGCTCGTTGCCTGCGCCTTCTGCTGCTCGATTTGCTGACGTTCCCTAGACAACTGCTGCGTGTTGGCAAGATGAGCATCCTCCACATGCTGCTTGCGTGCCGTGTCCTGCGCTGCTACGTTGGCTATCGTGTCTCCCATCGCCTTGTTAGCCGCTTCCTTCGCCATCGCCACGCTTGCAGCAGTTCCACCGCCAACCGCTGCCGCACCATCAGCCTTGCGAACGTACTCATCCTGCACCTCCTGCGCTCTTCTCATGAGGTTCTGTCCTGCCTTGGTGTCAAGGTAATCGGTGTTGTAGTTCTTGTCGTACCACGCCTTTTCAGCGTTGGTCCTATACTGATTCTCGGCTTGTGCCCTTCTCGCTGCCTTCTTCGCCTTGTTAGCACCGAACAGAGAAGCACCAATGCCTGCCGCCAAGGATGCCGCACCCAATATCCACTCCTTCTTCTCCGTGAGCACTGGAGAGGAAGCAATAACCTTTGGTATTCTTGTCAATATTTCGCTCATAATCTTGATATTTACGTTTGTGACGGCAAATATATAATATTTGGCGATACGTTTTGCCGTGTTTCCATGCAAGGATTTTTCCCACTCCAAGCCACCAATATGTTAGTCGGGGCGCAAACATCTACGAAACCATTTACCTCATGCACTCCGAAATCTTCCACTTTGTAAACAAAAGTACAAAATACCCTTAAAACGTAACCACTTGATAATGAGGATTTGAGTCTCAATCGCTCCCAAGGGGAAACACAAGCCGAGTGTAAAGAAAGTTCTTATTTCATAAATGAAGTTACTTTGCAAGCAAAAAAGCGTCTTGCATTAATAGGTACGCACGTACGCATAAGGAAGTCATTAATAAGATTTAACGCTGCTCTTGATAGGTTTGCAGGTGATTTCAAAGCGAACTCCTCCCATTTTTGCCGATTTTTGCGATTTTCGGGCAAATGGTCGGGATTTTCCTCAAATTCGAGAGTTTTGAGCCGTTTAAGAGCCATTTATGGGTGTTTTAGAGCCGATTTTGTGGGTTTTTCGTAGATTTCGAGGTTTCGTGCAGGATTTATCGCTCATCTAGGATGAAGGCTTGTAGATGCGGTTTGGACATGCTTCGTGTATCATCAAGGCTTAGGGCTTGCCATGCATAGGTGTTGTGTCGTGTTGCGTGAGTGTTGCGTCAAGTGTTGTGTGGTTCCCATGGTGTGTGCTTCTCTCTCTGTTAGGTGAGGTTGGCAAGGTGGGGGGAGTGAAGGGGTGTGGGGAGATAAGGGGGCAGCGCCCCCACGGGCGCAAGCGCCCTCCCCATGCCGTGTGGGGCTAGCGCCACAAATCTTGCAGCCACTTGCCGAGGTGGTACACCGAATGTAGGTAGCACACCACGATAATCAGTTGCAGGAACCATTCTGCATACTTCACGGATGCGGTCTTAGGCTCCTCCACCTTCCCAAATGCGTGAAAGAGGTAGGCGATGCCGAGGAATGAGACCGCACCGAATACGAGCCACATGATAAGTTCTATCATCTTGCTATCGTTTTAATCTCCTCCACCTGCTTGAAGAACTCCTCCAACGTGTCAGCCGTATAGTGGATGCCACGGAAGCGAATAAAGGACGTGAAGTCTTCTTTCGGTTTCTTCACCTCGTCCTCAAAGAACTCACCCACGTTAGCACCTATTACGTCAGCAACTTGACGCATAGTCTTATACGTTGGGTTATTATTAATCATATTCGACAACGATACACGATTAATGCCCATTATTTCAGCAACCTTAGATACGCTGAATCCTTTATCTTTGATAGTTTTTGTTATATCCATATATGTTATATTATATTATTACGCTGCAAAGATACTAAGAAAATCCGTAATATCCAAACTTTCTATAAGATTTAATATTATACCATTACAAAACAGAATCAAGTGTAATATTCTGTTAATTACAACAACGTTTTGCTAAACAAAGGTTAAAATACTACACTTTTTCTTGCAAATATTTGGCGATGTAAGGTTTTAATATTACTTTTGCACTCGAAATCAAGTTAGTTTGGTTTCAAGAGGAACGATGGTACGTTTAGCACTTCACGTTTAACTACCTCTATAAAAGTACAGATTAGTCGGGAAAGGCAGAGAGATAGGACTCTTCAAACATCAAAGGAAAATGCAACCGAGTTGTCACACTCTAAAAGGACACCGCCACGGCACAGACGAACAAACCCCACACGGAAGTGGTTAAAACGCTAGTCGTGTTAGACTAGAGAAATATCGAAACACGTTGACCCACGAACGTTAAGTGAGGGAGCTAGGCTGCATATAGCTTGCAGACGTTGGGAGCAAACGTACACCTGCACTTTAAGTTTAATTTAATCAGTAACAATTATGAAGAAGTATATCGTAGTTAGAGAGTTCATTCAGCCTAACAAGATACCACGTATCATGGGGCAGTTTGAGACAAGAGATAAAGCGGAAGCCTTTGCTTTGGGGCATGAAGGCAAATGCTGGGTGTATGAAATGAGTATGTAACGTTGTGTGGGGAGATAAGGGGGCAGCGCCCCCACGGGGCTACGCCCCTCCCCACGCCAAACAATTCAAGACAATGAAGAAGGATTTGACAAAAGCGGAGGTGGCTTTCATCAGAAGAGCACTGAAGCATTTCCAAAATTGGTTGGGCAGCGGTGAGGAGCCAGTTCTTGACAACCTAGTAAGTAACTTTTAAAATTTTAGAGTATGAATGTATTTCTTTTTTATCGTACAGATAATTGGAACTCCCATGATAGCAAGGATTTGGTATACATCGGGACAAACAAAGAGGCTAGTATCAAAAAACTAATGAAGTTGGAGAGCGAGCCAATCACCGAGGAACAGGCTGAGGACATCCGAAGAATGAACCAAAGCCAATGCAATAACGTGGGATATGAATGGGTAGTTGAGGTTTGGACTCCTAACCATTTGAATGAGTAACTTTATTTTTTAGCAGATAGGAGAATGATATTTATGGCTAATGAAGTACATGTTATATTGAAGGGTGATTGCTATTCAATGAACACTTATTGCAGCACCCTCAAAGACTTTTTGGAAATGAGACATCTTAAGAGAAGTGACGTTTCCGATTGGTGGAAGGAGTAATGGTATGATTACAATAATAGAAGAACAGATTTGCGGAGGGTGTAAACATCACGTTTACCACTTCTCCACAATATCACAAGATTACGATTACTATACTTGCAGACTGCATAAAAGCCCAAGCAAGTGTAATCAAGGTATTAACGATTAAACAGAAGAGTTATGGCAGCAGAGAATTATATAGAGTCTTTCAAGGTATTAAAACGTTCCGACAGAGTTTTAACCTTTCCAATTCAAGCAACTCGTGTTGATGATGAGGTCGCAAAGCGCATCAAGGGGAATATGAAGGACGTTGGCTACAAGTATGTAGGACGTTTCAAGGACATGTACGATAACACATACACTCAATACGAGAAGCGTAAGGAGTCTTCAAGCAAGGAGTGTGAAGTTATCTACATAATCAAGATAACGAGATTAGTATAACGATTAAACAGAAGAGACAATGGCAGTTAAAAGAGACCACAAGGAGGTATGTAACGCATTTGACAACTTGCGTCAAGAGTTAGGCGATAGCGCAATGCTAGATAGCCTTTACCAGTTTATCGGCACAAACGATTTAGCCGATTATCTTGAACTCATCGCAAAGGACGAGGATATTTATATAAGCTATAATGGCGAAGTAGATACCTCACGACCTTATGACGATGAGAACGAGGAAGAAGAGGAGGAAGAAGAAGAGTAACTAACTAGGTGGGGAGCAATCCCCACCATAAAACATTACAAGATTATGAGAAAGAACAAAACTTACGAGCAGCAGAAGAAGTATTACGATGGTAGTAACGAATATGAGAGTTTAGGAGCCATCTTTATGTATTGGCTTGAATGCGGCAACGAGACCGCAGCATCCATGCAGGAGACCTACAGAGAGTGCAACAGAGAGTGCAAGGAGTTCATTTGGGAAGACCTCTACCACCTTTGTAACAACGAAGGAACTTTCGATAGAGAAACGTTCTACAAGTTCGTTAGAATCTTCAACTTTGGCAAGAAGTAAAAGCCGCAGCGGTCAGTTGTTAAGGCACGCATGATGGTTCAAGCCCATCGACCGCACAAGTATAACAATTAAAAGAAAGGAACGAAAATGAAGAAAATTTTAGCTTTGAAAGAGTATTGGAGTCTAATCAACGAGATAAGCGACTATCTCAGAGAAGACCATGACACCATTACCACGAAAATCAACGGAGTTGAATACGTAGTGTACAAACGTCTAAATCCCGACTATGTGGAGTTTATGAACAACGAGACGAAGGAAGTCACTTATGTTGATATTATAGACGAGCCAACCGAGACTTCAAGCCTTTTGGTTCAGTCAGCAGTAAACGAAATAAGATATAGAAAGGGTTAAGTTATGGACATCACAATTTTTGTTTTATGTGCTTTATTTGGAGCCATTTTTGGCTATCAGATTAGAGCGGCTAAAGATATGGAGGACGAGTAATATGAACGTTATCAGAGTAACGAAGACGGCACGCAACAGAGTTGACGTAGTTTTCACTGGGGATAAATATCTGTTTTTCAATCCCGACAACGGATTGATAGCTTTAGCACAGAGACACGAACCAGGTTCGGGCTTATTCCACGTACAACGTACGGAGCAGATAAGCAAGAAGATGATAGAAGAGACCATCACGGACAATGAGCCATCAAGTATTGTTGTGTTAGGTTGTGAATATCACGATGAGTGCAACAAGCCTCAACATACACTACCATACGTAGTGAGTATTAAACTAGAAAAGAGATAAGACAATGAAGAAGAGCATTAAGTTAGTATTGGTAGTGGCAACGATAGTTGCCCTACCTATCATGGCAGCAGGCATGCAGGACACAATCAATGACAAGGAAGTCCTTTTTGACTTCATCGAGTATTGCAAGACTTGCGAGAACCTCAGACAAGTGAATCCGGCAAAGGACTACACCAAGGCAAGCCTTCACGAACTGAAGAGCGCAGCACGTTTCTATGAGGATCAAGAGAACTTCGCCGACTGCACCGACTATCAGCACCAAGCAGAAGTTAACAAGATTATCGGCAGAACCTATGCCGCTAGAGTCATTAACAAGTAAAGGCTTATGAGCGCAGATGATTTACAGAAGTTAAGTGACCTTCTTCTAGCTTTCAGCAACGAGGAAGCCACAAAAGGAGAACGTATCGCAATATCAAGGGCACAAGCAATCGTTTTCCGATATTATTTATCAAAAAAGTACGGAGCAATTTAAAGAATAGGAGATAAGAATATGAACCAAGCATTAGTGCAGAATGCAATTAATTACGCTTTTGAGTTGAATAAGGAAAATAACAAACGTACTATTATCCTTATCAATGGAATTAACGAAACAACGGAAGTAAGACCATACCTCGGTCAAATTTGCCGCTATGAACGATATATGAATGCACTCATTGTAGAAAGCAGTGACGGCAAGAAATTTATAGATATTAATAGCATCAATTCAATTCATTGTTACAAACAAAAAATATAGGAGATAAGATTATGAAGACAAATAAGGCAGTTAGATTGAGTGACAATTTGGTAGGAGTTGAGATTAACACTATCCAAGACGTAGTAAAGGCACAAGCCGCAGGGCTTGAACTTGTTGACAAGGAAGGATGGGGATATGATGATTATACCATCGTTGATGATGAGAGCGGAGAAGAGCGAAACCCAACCGAGCAGGAAATGTTCGACCGCATCGCCAAAGACCTCGCAGAAGGCAAGGAGGTTTACGCTTGTATGATACTCGCAAACGACTTCCGTGTGCAGAGAAATGCAAAGACTAGCTTGCTATGCGATTTCTATCTTCATCAGCACGTTTACACCATGCACGAAAACAAGATAGTGGAAGGCGAAATCGTTTATCTCTCCCTAGCAAACGGAAGTTTGGGAAACGATGCGGCATCCGCTCTCTATGGTGATATGGCAGAGCAGTTGTACTACAACATTGGTTACTACTTCACAAACGGCAGAACACCACAGATAGGCTTTCAGAGAGAACAGATTATCAAAAAAATCAGTTCTTTGAAGATGCACGCTCACGTAGTGCTGAAGACGAAGAAAGGTGGCTATCTGACTAGAGACCTCGAAGAGATTTTCGCCACCACGGATGAACTTGTAAATAACTTAATGGAGGGCTAGGATATGACGATAATAATTAAATGCTTCAAGGGAGCCACGCACGTTGACAAGTACAACAAGCGATATAAAGCCAAGACAACGTTCATCATCAAGCAGACGCCATTTCGAGAAAGCTATTACCTCACGAATGGAATGCTTGTCAGCAAGAACACTTGTCTAGAGCACATCAAGTAGATATTTGTTGCTGATTATAGGGCGAATGCGGTAGAAGCCGCTACTGATGGTTGCAACGTACCATCCGCCCCCTAGTATTAATTTTTAAAAGAAAGGATTTAGTTATGAAGAAGTATGTAGTAGAAATCGTAGAGAAAATTACCTACAAGGTTTCGTTGGACGCATCATCATCCGAAGACGCAGAGAATGCCGCAAGACGTTTGTACGATTTGGGTTGTTTGGAGAATGGCGAGTTGGATAGTGTTTCATTTGATGTAGAAGAGAAGGAGGGCGAGTAACATGAAGAAGCAGAAAGTATTCATATTGGTACAACATGGCGTGGACTCTCAAGACAATTCGTGCGTTGATGTTGTAGGAGTTTATTCAACCAAGACAGCAGCAAAGGAAAAAATGGCAGAAGTGGAAAATAATATCCTAGACTTCTACGAGGATGAATATCCCGACTACTATGAGGTAACGGAAGATAAGGACGAATCATCATGGTGTTGTTCAATCAAGGATAGTACTATGTTTGATGAGTTGTTGATAACGGAAAAGATAGTTGATGAAGATTAAAAGATTAGTGATATGAACAAGCAGTTATTTTATTTCGTCTTCCCTCAGTCAGGGGAGACGATTACAAAGGAAATGAATCCACTAGCGGTGAAGGATGCAGCGGTGAAGTATTTGAAGACTCAGAACGAGGTGAGAGGAGATATTTGCATCATCAAGGACGCTAAGGAGAATGTAATTGCCATGGGCTATGTGAGCGACATGATGAAGGTATCTTTCTTCACCGAGGATGAGACCGTACACGACATCAAGCCCATTGGAGTAATAGAGGAAGGAGGTAAGAAGGCATGAGCAAGGAGGAATGGTTTGTGCTCATCATCTTCATCATTACGATAGTGATGGCAGTACTAGGATAAGAAAGGAGACGTATGGAAAAGGCAAGAATCATAGTTTACGATGATTGGGGCGTGATGCTTGATGAAACCGAGACTTTCTTTGCAAGCAAGGAGCAGTTGGAAGGAATCGTCAAGCAGACCCTTAACCAAACGCACGATGGAGAGGTTGTTGAAGCATGGGTTGGAAGCAAGCTAAAGATGAAGTTCCAATTCAATCGCAAGCACAAGATTGTGCCATGCAAGAACCTGCATCCAGGGTGGGGCGGAAGAAGAGACCGAGCAGGAGCACCGAGCAAGGGCGCAGAAGCCCTAATTAATCGTGTAGTCCTGCATGTGAATGAAGAAACCTTCGGCTTTTGCGAATCCCTAGGCAGAAACAAAGCAGAGTGGATAAGACAAGCTATCAGCGAGAAGCGAGAGCGAGACGGAAATGACAAAAAAGCAGGGCACTAGGCTCTGCTTTTTTGTTACCACATTATCATTCTGTTACTTTGCATCCACATATAGGAAAGTTGTCTCTTATATTCTTTTATGCAAGCTAAACATGCCTTTGCTTTCCATTTGGTTCGCTTTCCTACTACAACAAACTCAACCCTTTCATTGTAGATGAACGCATGACTAAAGGAAGTTTCCTTCTCTTCTGTCGTTGGGTATACACGTCTTTCAATGCCATAATTCGCAGCCTTCTTAAGCTTGCGAGGAATACGAACCTTAAATCTATAGAATCTTTTTCTCATGCCTACCTCCTATCTTAGCGTATCTCCATTTCGTTACGATATTCGCCTTCATGAAGCGGTGGTCTCTTTTCAGTCCCTCAATATGAGGAAACAACAGAGAGAAGCCGTAGTCAATGCGTCTGTCTCTCCAATAGCGGCATTGGCACGTGATAATCTTCTTAGCCAGTCTAACTTTCATGCCCACCTCGCTTTCTCTTCTTAAATTTGTCTAATTCTTCCATAATGTGATATAAGATAAATTCAAATTCCCTATCAGGTTCGAAGTCATTAAATCCTCTGAGCTTACAATTATCAAACCTAACTTTAGTTTCAAGTTGTGACATTCTAAGATATACTTCATCATCCGTGCAGCAATGCTTTAGCTTGTCTTCAATCTTTTCGACATCAAAAGAACTAACTTTATGAGCGTCTAAGTAATTCCGTATTATCCACTTGTAATCAATCATATCACTTAAATTTAATGATGAAAAAAATTGTATCAAGCCATTTGTCGGGGCATAAACCCTTTTTCGGCTTTCCAATACTGATACTCTCAATCTCCTTTTCAATCCATGGTCGGCTTTTAGCGTAACCATGGAAGAAGCGGACGTGGGTATAAGGAATAGCCCTATAATATGGACCATTGATGAGATAGCATGCCATTTCTGGGCTAATACTATCCCAGTTTTTTACGCAATGAGGGGGTATCTTCTCGTTGGTACAAGTATCTTCATTCCATAATAGGAAAAGGCGTTTTACCCAATATCCCTTAATCTCTCGATACTCCTCGGTCTTTTCGCCAGTAGCAATCATATCGAACCATTGCTTGGAGACTACGAGGTTCAGAACATTCTTCTTGGCTTCGGACAAATACTTATCCATTGCCTTTATCAGTCTGTCCATACGCTAGTCCTTTTTGGTTGCATACCCAATAATGTCATTTGCTAGCTTTATGGCTAGCTTTGGCTTAAAGAAGCGAATCTTAGTCAACTCATCACGCAAGTCAGTAGCCATAGAAGCGATATTCGGAAGCTTGTTGCGAACACGGATTCTCTCGGCTTCAAAGTTACCGGTCATGCGTGCGTACTTCTCACGCAAATCACGCTCCTTGTCTTGATAAACAGCTTCCAAGTCCTTCTCCTTCTTTTCGTACTCTTTTTGGAGGTCAGCTTTTATTCCGATTTGCTTGTTTATAAGCTTATTTTTCAAGTCTGCATAAGCTCGTCTTTCACAATCTCGGTCATGGATGCTACGCTTAACCTCATCCTGCATAGCGTTCTCAACCTTCAAGCGGACTTCTTCGAAGTTAACATAAGACTCAGAAGACTTGATGGTGCGTCTGTTCTCATCAAACCCATCATTTTCTTGTGGCAGATTGTTCATTTCCTCAAAGAAACTTCTTCTACGTAAGGTTCGTTCTACAACAACCGTCTCCTTGCGAAGAATCACCTTTGCACCCTGCTTCAAGGAATCATTCAGCTTCTTCAACTCCTTGACCTGCTCTTCCAACTCTGAGTTACGCTTGCGTATTGCATCGTACTCACTCAAATCTACGTTTACTATTGCCATAACACTATTATTTTAATTGTTCACACGCTTTCTTTTCCCACTCAGCAAAAGAAAGAATATCCTTGCCCTTGCCAAACACTCTCATGTGTCGCTTGTAGCTATTGTATGCTGCAAGCTTTACTTCTTCCATTTCTGTCATACGCTAGTCCTCCTTTCTGATTAACTTGTTTAGCTCATCTTCCATATCCACAAGAGATAATCTAATCTCATCATAAGTCTGCTTTTGGATTTTACCCTCCATGCACAAGACTTTTATGATGATAATAATCTTGTCTATCTGTTTAAATACCTTTTCCATACGCTAACCCTCCTTCTCTTTCTTCAGTGCTGCAGAATACTCTTCAATGGCGTTGTAGTCCTTCTCGCTAATCTCTGTCACGTTCTCGATGATGATGGTTGAAGGAATAATGTCAGTATCCTTGAAATAGTTCTCTACACACTTGATGGTCTTGAAAATTGGATAGAACTTCAGTTCATCCTCATCTTCTGTTCCTTCAAAGCAAGAGTGAACAGAGGTCATTGTTCTTGTGCCGTTCTTACGCATGAAGGACGCTACTGCATAATAAAATCTTTTCTTTCCCATTGCTATGTATTTTTAAAATTAAAACTTTACTCTTTTCTTTCAAGCATCAAGCAAGCGTAGTTGGAAATTTCGGCTTTCTCTTGCTATAATGTCTGAATCGGCTTATCTTCCAATACACGTTGATGTAGTTCCGGCATGGCTTGCCAGTCTTTACACAACTGAAATCGCATAGTTTCTCACGCTTCTTGCCATACATGCATATAAACACGTAGCAGGATTCATGGCAAGCACCATTCTTACGAACTTCTCTTCTACTAGCCATAAGCCTATTATTTATCTCCTATCTCGCTCAGCTTCGATATGATTACGCATAGAGCGATTATAATGAATATCTTGAACATAACTCTACTCTATTTATCTCTGTTTAAATTTCATTACCGCCCCATATATGGTATGGGCTGCATCGTGGCACGACTGAGAGCATTGTTCTACTCCCCACAAATTCCTGCCTTTAATATCATCATTTGCAAGACTCTCGGACAAAGATAATGCTAAAAGCTGCGTCTTATCCAAGTTGTCACGGATGCTATCCTTCTTCTCTATGTTTAGAGCACTTCTTATGGCAGGTGCGTTCATGCCAAACAACCCGGTATATGAAGCGTTGGTACATTCACGAAAGCCATTATCATGAACTCCGTGCGTTCCGAGCGTTGCGGTAAGTTCCTTTCTTACACCAACTCCTTTCATTCTCTCACTTATCCAAGCATCATCCTTTCCCTTTCTCTTGTAGGCATTACGATACTTATCAAGATACATGTCGGGATTCTGCTGCGCTGCTACCTCTTGAAGGAAGACTTCGTTTACGATGACTGCAAGGTCTTTATTAAGATAACGTGCGTACTCCAATAATATACGGTTACTCGCATACGTTCCGCCATTGCGACCACGTTTAACTCGTAAAAGGTGGGATTTTTCCACCTTTTGTGCATTACTTTCTGATTCTAAGTACTTTATAGTTTCAGGAAGTCTTATCCATTGCTTAGGATCTTGATTCTTTGGTGACCCTGCAAACTTCCACAAGTCGTTTAGTGACTTCAACTCGCCATCAACTCCTACTAAACTCTTCAAAGATGAGGCTGAAAATCTTGAAACTTGCTTCATTCTCTATCTTAATCTTTATATTGTTCAATATATTTTTTTATAATTATTAAATGGATAGATTTTGGATTCCTTTGGATTCTAGGTTCCCCCTTATCGCACACGAACGTGAACGACAAGAAAACCTAAGACTCCGAGCATGGATGAGTTCCATCATCCCCCATCATCTGACCACTTGATAAATCTACATCAGTTAGTCTAAGCAGCTTTCGGTGTAGTTACCGCCTTGCCCGCCTTCTGCTATCAGTTCCTGCGGTTCCATCATGCTCCTCTTATGGATTGGGTTTTAGGTCAGCATAGCCGAGTGGAGTTAACCGACAAACTACCATGACCGCCAATAAAAACTCGGGGAAAATAAAAATCCCCAAGTCGTGTGACGCCGACCTAGGGATTTCGTGATTGTATATTGAACCTATTGAATACAGGTAAAATATCGAAGCTCTTGCATCAATCGTCACATTGACGGATGCAAAAGTACACAAACGTGGGCAAATATCCAAGCTTTTATACACTCTTTAACTAAAAAAGAAACAATAAAGTTTATAACTAATTGTATTTCAGTAGTTTAAATCGCTTTTCCTATTTTTAAAGCGTATAAATATCAAAAATAAGTTGCAAAAAGTTTGTGATATAAAAAAGTTATCAGTATCTTTGCAGTAATGAAATAAGTGGCTGAAGGTTAGTCTGTAAGATAATCTTTGTTGTGACCCCAACGGAATCACGAAAGAGTGGATTAATCGAAAGGTTAATCCACTTTTTTTCTTTATTATTTTCTCATTTTTCTTTGCGCTTTCAAAATAAAAGTGTATCTTTGCAGGCATAATTTAGTATTAAAAAAGAAATGTATGGGAGCTGTATATGTAATACAAGGTATATTGATTTATATTTATGCTTTTGACCATAATCCCCCACATATTCATGTGAGAAGTGGTGAAGGCGAATTCACAATTACTATTAAGGATAGAATTGTGGAAGGAAGAGCTAAGTCAAAAACCATTCATTTGATTAATGACTTTATTGATGAACATGAGAAAGAAATCATGGAATTATGGGAAAAGGCTCAGCGTGGAGAAACTATTAAAAAAGTACAACGTTAAAAATCGGAAGAATATGATACTGGCAGTTAAAGATGTAGATTACTTAGGAGATTATACTCTTCTTTGTACATTCAATGATGGGGTAAAGAAAAAGGTTGATTTACAGCCTCTTTTAAAGTATCCTGCTTTTGAGGAATTGAAGGACAAGAAAAAGTTTATTCAATTTGGTTTAGACCAAACTATCTTTTGGTATAATGGTGCCGACATTGCACCTGAGTATCTTTATGACAATGGGGTTGTCATATAAAAAAGGTGGACTAGTCATAACGACCAGTCCACCTTTTTTCTTTTCTACATATCCATCTATCCGTTTCCTATGCAGCTCGTTACACCCAGCGTGGCGCCGATAGCCGTAAGCAACGAAATCACAACCTTAAGTACCAATTTCCAATTTTCTTTCGACATAGACATCCTTTCTGTTTAGCTGTTCTACAATACGATGTGCTCGTTGCCACCTTCTGATCCCGTGCCGCCAGTCTGCGAACCGCCACCAGTGCTTTCTCCGGTGTTGCCGCCAGGAGTGCCGCTGGTGGTATCACCAGTGTTGCCACCAGCATGATCACCAGTAGAACCGCCTGCTGTGTCACCAGTAGTGCCGCCGTTCTCCTTGCCGTCGCCCTCAGTATCCTCCACATCATTTGAATCCTTGGAAGATACATTCTTCACAATCTTGCCGTTGCGGTCGTAGCAGGTGATGCTGATGCTCGTGTTGGCAAGCTCCTGCTTAATCTCCACACTAGGGGTGAAAATCACGCGGCGCAGGGTGATGAGCTTGCTGCTCACCTCATCCACCGACTTCACCGCATCGGCACGCAGACCGAAACGCATGGTGCCCAGACCCGGGATAGCCACCGAGTGACCCTCTGTGGCCCATGCCTTCAGCACCTCGCTCAAGGCTGAGTAGGCCACCTTCATCACGGCGGTGGTGAGTCCGCCACGGATGGCAGCCTCCTGAATCACCTTCTCCGGGGTGAGCTTGTTGTAGAACATAGGCTGCATCACGTACATGTACACATCCTTCTCCTTACTCAAATAAGCGATCTTGCGCTCCACTGCTTTTACATTAATTCCCATAACATTTTAAGTTTTTAGTTCAATAAAATTGCAGATTCCTTTGTATCTCTGCAAGCCGTTGTGTTTCAACGACAATGCAAAGATACAAAATTTGGAGCCCAAAAACAAAGAATGTTCGCCACTTCATCAGAAAAACATGAATATCAAGCGTAGATTAGTTCTTCTTCTTCAATATCTTATCCAGACATTTCACGATATAGCCCGGAGGATTCTTCAACCCATGCTTCGCCTTCGCGTCATAGGCTGCGGTGAAACACTGATTCACGGGGTCCTTGTCTTCCAGGGTGAGGCGTTCGCTCAAGTCATACGCCACATTGAAGTTTACATTCCAGGGAGCTTCGGTAAGCGTTTTTCTGAGCTTAAATTTCATGAACACCAACTCCTGCCTGTCTGCCGGCTTCAGCTCCATCTCATCCTCGTTTCGAAACTTGATTTCAAATATCACAAGACTCCCGTAAGTTCCCACCACCTGGTTGCGGCAGGTGGCTATCGTATGAATGACAATGTAATCAAGAAGATTATAATTGTAAGCATTCTTGATTTCCTCCTCAGCCACGGACAACTGGAAATACTCCAGATTTCCCATGCCACGATACTCCGTATTGCTGGTGAGCAGAGACAGAAGTTCGGCAGGACGAAACTTCACGTAACCCTGCTTCAGGCGACTCTCGCTCAGAAGATAAAGGCAGCGGGTCGACTGGTGTCGGAACGACTCATAAACCTGAGGCAACACCTTGAAATAACCCAAATCCAAGGCGAAATAATACTTCGCCACCTCTATCGGCATCTCCAGAATAACTCTCTTCTCCTGACCCACCTTGTGATCCCTCACGTAGCGCAGAAGATAGGCAAACTCCCTGTAACACAGGGTGGGAGAGGAACCCGAAGGGTCGGTATAAGGGATGCCCACCGGCTTCTTGCCGATGTCCTTCAACGCCTTCTCCAGGTTGCGGTAATGCGACTTGCAAGGTTCCAATGCCTTGTAAGGAACTTCCAGGCGCAGCATGTTGTCAATGCGCTCAAAAGCGCTGAAATCCATTTCGCCATGGTGAGCCTTCTGGCTGATAGCCAGTCTGATCTCCTTCTGGTCAAACACATCAAGTCTAAACAGATACTTCTGTTCTTGCGGGCTGTAGCTATGGTGCAGGGCGCAATGAGTACCAAGCTCGGTGGCTTCGGTAAGTGTAAAATAGTTGTTTATTCTTTTCATTGTCCTCATAATTAGGATAGTTTATATAAAGTGGGGGTGGCAATGAAAAAAATCATGGGGATGCGACGAGCTAAATATGCACCAGTTTTATATGGCATTTTTTCTGGCACTTATCCAAAAACTGTCGAATCAGACCAGAAATCTTCGCTTGTCGCACCCCCATGTCTTATCATGAGTTTGCGCACGAATGCTCTAGTCTGAATTTGATTTTTGGATATACCCCAGGACAAGGATTTACTGCCACACCTTTTCCTGGAGACTTTAGCTTCAAATTCAGAGATAAACTCTGCAACGTTGGCAGCCTATTGCTAGCCTGCCCTATGTCTGCCAATGGTCTTTTACAACCAAAGTGCGCTGCAAAGATAAATATTTATTTTGAAACAAACAAGTTTTTACCAGTTTTTTTTTCATTTTTACCGAAAAAAACTTCGAAACCGTCATGACCATCTTTCTCTCTTTTTTCTCTATATATCATATAATCATAATTCTAGAAGCGCAATTTTTGCCGATAACCATCTGATTGATAGGTAGATATATTTTTCGCCTCATATCAGATGTAACAGTCCGTTCAGGAAATCTGATCAAAGGTAAGGGTTTCCACTGTCGGCAGGTAATACTTTTTCTGCTTTTCTTATCCGGGGTAACTATCCATAAATTTCTCTTATCAGATGTAACCAGCCAAGGAAAATCTTCAACTCTCTTATCAAAAGCAACCAGTTAAGGAAACGTAAAAAACAAGGCACTCTTGCGGAAATCGTCGGGAAACGCCGCATAGCGTCAGTACTTCAAAAACGGATTTTGTAACTTTGCAGTGTTCAAACCAATGAACATCGTAGATTATTAACTTTAAAATGCAAGATTATGGCTAGATTGATTACAATGATTGTGGTTCACTGCAGCGCTACCCGCTGCAACCAACCTTACCCAGTGCAGCAACTCTTTCACGACCATGTGGAGGTGAACCACTGGCGCTACATCGGTTACCACTTCTACATCACCAGAAGTGGCAGAGTGGAGACCACCCGACCTCTGGAGAGAATGGGCGCACATGCCAAGGGGCACAATGCCCACAGCATCGGCATCTGCTACGAGGGAGGACTCGACGAGCAGGGACAGATAGCTGACACCCGCACCGAGGAGCAGAAGAAGGCGATGGCGAAACTCATCGTGCAACTGAAGCAGCAGTTTCCCACCATCCTCAAGGTGCTGGGTCATCGCGACCTGCCAGGTGTGCAGAAAGCATGCCCATGCTTCGATGCCACCACGCTTCAGCCACTGTTACATCTGAAATGAAAATCTTAAAGAATGTATCTTTTTGATACAGGTAACGGAATTTTTATGTAACTTTGCCATCAGAACAGAATCAATAACTAAAAACTTAAACTAGATGAGTGTTACAAAACAACATTTCGTAGAACGTAGAATGATGGGCAAGCAGGAGCTTGCTCATCTCTACTTCCCCCACAGCAAGCAGAATGGGCATGCGGCAAGGGATAAGTTCATGGATTGGGTAAAGGGATGTCATCCGCTTTATGCCAAACTGCTGGAACTGGGCTACACGCCATCGGTTCATGATTTCTCGCCCAAGATGGTGGATTACATCTTCTACTATCTGGGGGAGCCCGACGGGGTGTGATTCCCCCTTTCTTGGAGGCTAAGAATATTTATCCTTAAGGCAAAAAATATTTTCCCTTAAGGCTAAATATATTTACCCTTAAGGCTAAATATTTCATTCGTACTGAAAACAATTAAAAGTGTAGAATCATGGAGATTAAAATCATTCGTTTTGGTAGATATCATCATGCCGTGAGTGGCAGGTTGCTGATAGATGGTCAGCACGTCTGCGATACCCTGGAGCAGGATGCAGGCAGTCTGCCCGAGGGGGAGTATGTCATGTGCCGCAACAAGGCGTCGGCATTACCTTATTATATATATAGTGGAAAGGAGGAGGATAGGAAGGTATTTCTGTCGATGGGGAATGGCATTCATGGCTGGCGTCACCGTTGCATCATCGTGGGTGAGTGCCTTCATCTGGGCTTCCTCATCCGCAGTCAGGAGCATTACGATCAGCTTCTGCCCCGTCTCCGCATGCAGCTGGTCCGCCATCGCCCCATCGTGGTGAAGATCTACCGTTTCCCCGATTTCGTGGATGCGGCGTAAACGGCAGCATCCGCCCTAGCAGGCTACCTTCCACTTATCCCCCAGCATTCTCATCGCATCCACTTTGTTATCATCCATGCCATGAAGATAATGCTGGGTGGTGGAGAGGCTCTCGTGACCCAGGATGCACGAGATGATGCAGATGTCAACATGCAGATTCATCAGATGCGAGGCACAGGTATGACGGGTGCAATGCACAATTTAAGCAAAAGCAACGGAAAGTGAAGATGAGAGAAAAGAACTGCAAGTGGTTGAGAATGAGCAATATTTCATAATTCTGCCAATTGGCTGCA